GGCCTGGTTCTGTACGGGTCTGGGGGAAACGGCCCCGTGGGGCTGTCTGGGCTGCTCGCTGGCGGGCGAGCCGGGGTCGGGTGGGCTGATCCGATGGCGTGCGGGAGTGGGCCCGCAGATCGCCTCTCAGCCTCCCGACCCCACACCACGTAGGACGTATGCGCAGGTCAGGCGCGCATAGCCGTTACACGCGCTACACTGGGAGCATGACGACGCCCACCTGCCAGCACTGCGCCGGCCCGATGCCGATCACCGCGCGGTCCGATGCGCGGTACTGCTCGGGCCGGTGCCGCGTCGCTGCGCACCGGGCGCGCCGCGCGGTCCCGGCCGAGCTGACGAGCCGGCCCCGGTGGATCCGGCACACCGGCCGCAAGGTCCCGCTCACGGTCGGCGGCTCGGTGGCGAGCAGCACGGACTCGTCGACCTGGTCGCGCTACCGCGACGCGGCGGCGAGCAGCTCCGGTGTGGGGCTCGGGTTCGTCCTCGACGGCGACGGGATCGTGTGCCTCGACCTCGACCACTGCCTTGACGAGCAGGGTGAGCCGGCGCCGTGGGCGCGGATGATTCTCGACGCGGCCGGCGCGACGTGGGTCGAGGTGTCGCGGTCCGGCGACGGGCTGCACGTGTGGGGCACAGGTTCTCTGCCGCAGGGTCGGCGGATCACGGTCGGTGGCGGCGGCTCGGTTGAGCTGTACGGCGCGGGCCGGTACATCGCGGTCACGGGGCGGACGTTCGGCGACACGCCGTCGCGTCTCGGGGACCTGCAGCACGTGATCGATTCTCTGCTGTAGCGGCCCGACACGGGTGTGCTGCGGCGCACCCGACACGGGAGGTACAGCACATGGCACGCCTGCAGATTCTCGAACTACCCGAAGGGTCCGGCGACGAGCGGCCGCCGTTCGCGCTGGTGCTCGACCAGGTTCCCGACCTCTCGCCATTGCGTGGCGAGACGGCACGCATTGCGCAGCTCGTCGTCGAGTCGGGCGCTCGCGCGTTCCTCGTCACAGCCGAGACTGTCGAGATTCCGGCGAACGACATGTCAGCCGAGTTCCGGGCGGGGCTGCAGGAGACCGTCGGTGAGATGTACGAGTCGGCTCGTCAGTCGCTGTCGGAGTCGGAAACGCTCGGGCACAAACTGCTGCAGCGCGCCGAGAACGCCGAGGGGCGCTCCCGAGCCATGGAGGTACAGCGGGACCGCGCCGCCCACCGCGCCGAGCAGGCCGAGGCCGGACGAGTCGCCGCCGACAACGTGCTGCGGGCGGTCTGCGAGGTGTTCGGCGGCCCCCATCAGGATCCGGTGGTGAAGGCGCGCGAGGTGCTGGGCCGCGCGGCTCAGGCCGAGGAGAAGTTGACGGCTTTCACCGAGCGGTCGCGGCGCCGGGACGTTGAGCGCATGGACGCGATCACCGACGCGCTCGGGATCGACCGGCTGCGCGACTGGGGCGAGATCGTCAAGGCGATCAAGACGGAGCGGGAGGGCGGACACCGATTCCGTGTGCCGGGGTACCTCGACCCTCAGCGCTGCGCGGAGTGCGGGCTCGACCGTCATGCATGGATGTTCGGCAGCGACCGGCGGACGTGCAACGAGGTGCAGGCGAAGGAGGCCGGGTAATGGGAGGCATGGGGCCGGCGCCGAAGGACCGGAAGGCGCGGCGCAACAAGGACGCGATCCCGCAGACCGTGCTCAGGTGGGAGGCCGCCGAAGCACCCGAGCTGCCCAAGTTCCGCATCGAGCGCGACGGCGACCTGGTCGAGTTCGTGTGGCCCGAGCGCACCCGCGAGTGGTGGCAGATGTGGGTCGACTCCCCGCAGTCCGAGCACTTCGGTTCGTCCGACTGGCAGTTCCTGCTCGACACGGCCCTGATCCACGCGCAGATGTGGAGCGGGAATCTGTCGGCCGCGCCCGAGCTGCGCCTGCGGGTGGCGGCGTTCGGTGCGACGCCGGCGGACCGGGCCCGGCTGCGGATGGTGTTCGCCGAGGCGGACGACGCGGACGGCGGCAACGGCCGGTCGGGGGGCAGCGGCCCGTCGGCGCGCGAGCGGTACGGGGCGGCGAAGCTGCGGTCACTGCCGGGCGGGAAAGCCGCCAACGACACGTAGGGGGCGGTCATGCCGTGGCGCGGCCCTGAGTTCGAGGGCGAGCGCCCGACGTTGGGTTGGTACGTCCTCGACTGGATGATGCAGAATCTCGCGCAGCCCGGCCGCGATGAGGACGATCCGCAGCCGTTCGTGCCGACGCAGGAACAGGCCGACTTCCTGGTCGCGTACTACGAGCTGCACCCGGTCACCGGGAAGCGGGCCGTTCACCGGGCGCTGCTCAGTAGGCCGCGCGGGTGGGGCAAGTCCCCGTTCGTCGGGGCGATCGCGCTCGCGGAGGCGTGCGCCGACGTGGTACCCGCCGGGTGGGATGCGTACGGCGAGCCGGTCGGCCGGCCGTGGCACTCGATCCGTACGCCGCTCGTGCGTATCGCCGCGGTGACGGAGCAGCAGACCGACAACACGTGGACGCCGTTGCTGGAGATGGCGCGCGGCCGGTCGCTGTCGACTGACTACGGTCTCGACGTCCTCGACACGGTGATCTATCTGCCGCGCGGGGAGATCACTCCGATCACGTCGTCGGCCACGTCGGTGAAGGGTGACCCGGCGTGCTTCGCGTCGCTCGACCAGACCGAGGAGTGGAAGGTCTCGAACGGCGGGGTCCGGCTTGCGAAGGTGCTGCGGTTCAACGCGACGAAGCTCGGCGGCAGCATCATCGAGACGCCGAACGCGTTCACGCCGGGCGAGGGGTCCGTCGCGGAGAACTCGGCGGCGGACTATCAGGCGATCCTCGAGGGCCGGTCGCGGGCGCGCGGGATCCTGGTCGACCACCGGGAGGCGCCGCCCGAGACGGACATGACCGACGAGCGGTCGCTCGTCGCCGGGCTGCGGTACGCGTACGGCGACAGTTCGGATCATCCCGACGGGTGTGTGCTGCACGACCCGCCGTGTGCGCCGGGCTGGTCGCCGATCGAGGGGATCACCGGCGCTTTCTGGGACACGTCGAACGAGCCGCAGGATCTGCGGGCCGACTTCCTGAACCAGATCACGCACGCGTCGGATGCGTGGGTGACCGGGCCCGAGGTGCGCGCCACGTCCGACGTCGGCAAGCGGGTCGAGCCGGGCGAGCGGATCCTGCTCGGGTTCGACGGCAGCCGCAAGAGGTCTCGCGGCGTGACGGACGCGACCGCGCTGATCGGCTGCCGGCTGTCCGACGGGCACCTGTTCGAGCTCGGTGTATGGGAGCAGCCGAAGGGGTGGAAGCCGTCGACGGAGGATCCGAAAGAGGGCTGGCAGGTGCCGGTCGTCGAGGTCCTCGCGCGGGTGCACGAGGTGTTCGACACCTATGACGTGGTCGGCTGGTACGCCGACCCGGCCAAGTGGGAAAGCCACGTGGCCGACTGGGAAGCGGCGTACGGGCCGCGGCTGAAAGTGAAGTCGACCCGGCAGCACCCCATCGAGTGGTGGATGACCGGCGGCCGGTCGACGCTGATCGTCCGCGCCCTGGAGAAGTTCCACACCGCGCTCGTCGAGGGCGAGCTGACGCACGACGGATCGTCGGCGCTGGTTCGGCACCTACTCAACGCGCGGCGCCGTAAGACCCGCACCGGGATCCAGATCATGAAGGAAAACCCGGACTCCCCGAACAAGATCGATGCCGCGATCGCCGCGGTTCTCGCCTGGCAGTGCCGGCTCGACGCGATCGCGCAGGGGCTCGCCGTCGAGGAAGAGGCCATGGGCGGGTTCACGTTCTGACGAGCCCGAGAGGGGGCGACATGCTCGACGAAACCCCGGAGCTCGACAACCCCGACTTCTGGCTGCTGCGTCTCGGGCGGAAGCTGCGCAAGCGGCAGGGACAGCTCGACGAGTGGTGGGCGTACTACCGGGGCCGGCCGCCGCTGCCGATGCTGCCGAAGAACGCCGAGCAGGCGTTCATCGACTTCCAGCGGAAGGCGCGCACGAACTTCTGCGGGCTGATCGCGAACGCCACGGTGCACCGGTTGAACGCCCTCGGCGTCACCGGCCCGGACGGCGAGCCGGACGACCGGGCGTCGCGCTGGTGGCAGTACAACCGGCTGGACTCCCGGCAGAAGCTCGTGTGGCGGGCGGCGACGTCGCAGGCGACGGGGTACATGCTCGTCGGCCCGCACCCGACGCGGGTCGAGGACAACAAGCGCCCGTCGCCGCTGATCACTCCGGAGCATCCGAGCGAGTGCATCGTCGAGTACGACCCGGAGACCGGGGAACCGATGGTCGGGCTGAAGGCGATCCACAATGACATCGACGGCTACGGCTATGCGTGGGTGTTCTTCGACGACACCGCGTTCCCGTACAGGACGAAGAACCGCAGCACGGCCCGGCTGCCGTGGGGGCCGGATTCCTGGGAGTACATCGGGCGCAGCGACCGCGGTGACGTGCACGACCTCGGCAGGCTGCAGCTCGTCGAGTTCGCGCGCATGCCTGACTTGGGCGAGGACCCCGAGCCTGAGTTCGCCGTCGCCATGGACACTCAGGACCGGGTGAACCTCGGCGTACTGAACCGGATGGCCGCGAGCCGGTACAGCGGGTTCCGGCAGAAGTACGTGACGGGGCACAAGTTCCAGACGAAGACCGACCCCGTGACCGGAAAGATCACGCTGCTTGAGCAGCCGTTCGTCCCGTCGCCGTCGGCGGTGTGGGCATCCGAAGGCAAGGAGACCCGGTTCGGGCAGCTCGACGCGACCGACCTCACGGGCTTCTTGAAGGAACACGCGAGTGACGTGCGCGACATGCTGATCACCAGCCAGACACCCGCGTACTACTACGCCGGCGACCTGGTGAACATCAGCGTCGACACGATCGGCGCGCTCGACATCCTGCACGTGGCCAAGGTGAAGGAACACATCGCCGCGTTCGGCGAAGGTCTTGAAATGGTGTTCGCGCTCGCCGCGGCGCAGGCCGGGGTGCCTGAGGACTACACCGAGGCGGAGGTGCGATGGGAGAACCCGGCGCACATCAGCCTCGCCGTCAAGGCCGACGCCGCGACGAAACTGAAGTCCATCGGCTACCCGCTCGACGTCATCGCCGAGGAAATGGGCGAGACTCCCGCGCGAGTGCGGCGGATCACCAGCGGCGCGGCGGCGCAGGCGCTGCTCGCCGCTTCGCTGCTGCCCGCTCCGGGTACGGCGCCGACGGCGGGCAACCTGCCCGACGACGAGGAGCCGGCGGGCGGTGTGATCGGTGGGTGAGGCGCTGCAGCAGGCTCTCGCCGAACGGTACGACGCCCTGTCGGGCAGCCTGCGGGATCGGCTGATCGGGTTCGTCCTGTCCGCTTTCGATGGGCTCGGCGAGTACCGCGACGCGGACGCCGCCCGGTTCATGGAGCGGGTGCTGCCGATCGTCCTCGCGACGCAGCAGCAGATGGGGCAGATCACCGACGCCTATCTCGCCGCGATGATCGCCGACATGATTGGCGGCGCGGCGGCGCCGGTCGGTGTGCAGCTCGACGAGGCGCTGCGCGGCGTCGACCCGGCCGAGGTGTATCACCGGCCGTTCGTCACGATGTACTCGGCGCTCGCGGCGGGCCACACGTTCGCCGACGCGGTCGGGCAGGGCCGGACCCGGCTGCTGTCCATCACCGAGACCGATCTGCAGCTGGCCCGGACGCACGCCGCGCGGGAGTCGATGACCCGCGGCGGCCGGGCGCGGTTCTTCCGCCGGCGTCTGTCGGGGTCGAAGAACTGCGCGCTGTGCACGATCGCGTCGACGCAGCGGTACCGGGTCGAGAACCTGATGCCGATCCATCCGGGCTGCAACTGCAAGCCCGAGCCGCTGCCGGGCGACCGCGACCCGGGGCACGTCATCGACGAGCAGCTGCTCAAAGAGGCGCACGCCGCCATTGCCCGCGACGTCGGCGAGTCCGACCGCGGCGGCCGGGCGCCGGACTACCGCAAGGTCATCATCACGCGCGAACACGGCGAGTACGGGCCGCTGCTCGCTGCGCGGAAACACGACTTCACGGGCCCGGACGACATCCCGGCCGCGTGACGAACGGCGCCGACACGGCGCACCCACGTACCCACCCGACACGGGAGACACCACCATGCGCGCAGCACTTCGCACCCTGCCCGGTATCCAGTCGTCCGGCTGGTCGCACCCGTACCCGCTGGCCCCGTTCTCGCCGTTCTACGCGGACGGCGGGGGCGACGGCGGCGGCACCGAGGGCGGCAAGGACGACTCCGACAAAGACGGCAAGGGCGACGGCACCGACGACAAGTCCGACAAGGGCAAGGGCGATTCGGAGGTCGAGAAGTGGAAGGCGCTCGCGCGTAAGCACGAGGAACGCGCCAAGGAGAACGCCGCAGCCGCGAAGGAGCGCGACGAGCTCAGGGCCGCGAACGCCACTGAGAGCGAGAAGGCGATCGCCGAGGCGGTCAAGAAGGCGGTAGCCGAAGAGCGCTCGCGCGGCGCGGCCGCGCTCGCCCGGCAGGTATTCCTCGCCGGCGCGTCCGGTCGGCTGGAGAACCCGGCCGACGTGGTCGAGGACGTGAACCTGTCCAAGTACATCGACGCGAACGGTGACGTCGACGAGGACGGGCTCGCGAAGCTGATCGACCGACTCGCCCCGAAGCAGTCCGGCAAGGACGACGACGGCGACGGGGACGGCGACCAGGGCGGCGGGGGCGACACGCGCCGCCGGCCCGGCGGGGGCTACCAGGGCACGCGGCGGCGCGGCGGCAGCGGCAAGGGCGGCACGCTCGCCGAGGGCGCCGACCTTTACAAGTCGCTGCTCGGCGGCGGCGACAACAAGACCTGATCCCGGGAGGGACAACGATGAACCTCAACCAGCGGACCGAGACGTTCGGATCCGACGATCAGTCGTGGCTCGGGAGCGAGCACGGCACACAGGCGACCGAGACGGTCGTGCTCGACACCTCGACGTTCACGCCGGCGACGCACTACCCGGACGGGTTCTTCAAGTCCGGGATCCCGCTCGGCGAGATCACCGCGACGCCGGGCAAGTTCGGCCCGTACGACGGGGCGGCGGTCGACGGGCGCGAAACGCTCGTCGGGTTCCTGTACGCCGCGGTCGGTGCTCCGGACGTGAACACGGTGGACCCGGCGGGGGCGATGCTCACGCACGGCAAGGTGCGCGAGTCCCGGCTGCCGCTCGGTGCCGTCGACGCCGCCGGTAAGACCGACGTCGCCGGCTCGATCCGGTTCGTTTGAGAGGGAGTGACCTAGATGAGCTGGGTACTGAACACCGAATTCATCGAGCCGACGCAGCTCACGGGACTGATCCGTGCAGCGCTCGCCGATCTGCAGGTGAACCGCTTCACGCTGTCGCGGTGGCTGCCGAACGTCGAGGTCGACGACATCGTGTACGAGTTCGTCAAGGGCGGCGGCGGGCTCGCCGAGACCGCGTCGTACCGGGCGTGGGACGCCGAGTCGAAGATCGGCCGCCGTGAGGGGATCGGCAAGGTCATGGGTGAACTGCCGCCCATCTCCGAGAAGATCCCGCTGAACGAGTACGACCGGCTGCGTATGCGGACCAACAAGCGCGAGGACGCGCTGCCGTTCATCGCCCGGGACGCGCAGCGCATCGCCCGGAACATCAGCGCGCGGTTCGAGGTCGCCCGCGGCAGTGCGCTGGTGAACGCCACGGCCGAGGTGCCCGAGCTGCAGACCACCGTCGATTTCGGTCGGCTCGGCACGCACTCCGTCGTCGCCGCGACCCTGTGGACGGATCACGCGAACGCCACCCCGATCAACGACCTCCGGGCGTGGAAGAACACCTATGAGGACACCAACGGGGAGACCCCGGCTGTGATCCTCGCCCCGACGGCGGTCGTCGAGAACCTCGCGATGTGCGAGCAGATGATCAGGCAGGCGTACCCGCTGGCTCCGGCTGGCACGGCGCCGATGCTCAACGGCGAGCAGGTCAACTCGATCCTGCGGTCGCTGAACCTGCCGGCGATCGAGACGTACGACGCACGGGTGAAGGTCGACGGCGTCGCCACCCGTATCACTCCGGGGAACTCGATCGTGATGCTGCCCGAGCCGGGCGCGACGACGGCGGGCGCACCGACCGACCTCGGGGCGACCTTGCTCGGCACGACCGCCGAGTCCCTCGAAGAGGAGTACGGGCTGCAGGCGGGCGAGCAGCCGGGCATCGTGGCCGCGCAGTGGAAGACGAAGGACCCGGTCAGGGTCTGGACTCACGGGGCCGCGGTTGGTCTGCCGGTTCTGCGTGAGCCGAACCTGACGCTGAAGGCGCAGGTGCTGGCATGAGCGAGCGCAGGCTGATCGCGTATGTGCATGTCGGCGGGGTCGCGTACGGGCCCGGCGACGAGGTGCCCGCGGATGTCGCCAAGCGAATCGGCGAACACGCGTGGGCGGACGACGACAGCGACCAGGTCGTCGAGTCCGAGCAGGACCCGGGCGGCGGCGGGCAGGACGACGTCGAGGCGCCGCCGCGGTCCGGTCGTGGCTCCGGGGTCGAGGCGTGGAAGGCGTTCGCCGAGCAGCACGACGTCGAGGTCGACGAGGACGCGAGCCGCGACGACATCGTCGCCCTGCTCGAAGAGCGCGGCGTGATCGAGCGGGAGGAGTAGCGGGATGGCGGCGTACGCGACGGTCGAGGACTACGAAGCACGCGCCGCCGTCACGCTCGCCGTCGACAGCGCGCGGCGGGCGCAGGTCGAGGCGTACCTCGCGGACGCGTCGGCCCTGATGCGCCGGCACATCCCGGACGGCTACACGCCGGACGAGGACACGCTCACGGCGATCGCGGTCGCGGTGACCCGCCGGGTGATGGCCAACCCCGGCGGGTACCGTCAGCGCACCATCGGGCAGTACGCCGAGACGCTCGGCGAGGCTGGCGGCCTGTACCTGACCGACGCGGAGATCGAGCAGCTGTCGCCGCCCGAGGTCCTCGACCCGGATGCGGACGCCGCCTATTCGCTCGACCTCAATCCGGGGACGCGCGGGTGGGTTGAGGACCCGGCTGGCTCGTGGGGGTGGCCGTGATCGCCGACGAGCTGCTGCCGCACCTGGTCGACGTCGAGAACCCGGGCACGTCGACAGACCGGTACGGAAACGAAGTCGTCGACTGGACGGCGTCGACGCACCACGACGTCGCGGCGTGGCTGCAGCAGAACACCGGCGCCGAGGACACCGACCAGCGCGACGCGCAGATCGGCGAGTGGCTGATGCTCTGCAACCCGCACACGGTCGAGGGGGCTCCGCTCACCGTGTTCGGGAACGCCCGAGTGCACTGGAACGGCGCCGACTTCGAGGTGATCGGTCCGGCCGGTCCGGCATACACGCCGACCGAGCTGCACCACTACGAGATCCGGCTCAAGTCTGTGGAGGGATGATCGTATGGCCCGTGGGGGTTTCCGAGTGCGGCCGAACCGGGCCGGCATCGTCTCGTTCCTCAAGAGCGATGGCACCCGCGATCTGATCGAGCGGAAGACCCGCGCCGCCGCACGATCCGCAGCGGCCGCGAGCGAGGCGGACGGGCAGTTCCGTACGGACGTCGAGACCGGCGACAAGCGGGTACGCGGCGCGGTGATCGGCGACTACTCGACCGGCGATCTCGAAGTGTCGCGGCGGGCGCTGCTCGCCAGTCTGGACGCGGCCCGCGAGGACGGCGGCGATGGCTGAGGCGGTCGAATTCCCCGACAGCGTCGAGATCTTCGCCCGGTACCTGCGGGAGACGATGACGGCCCGGGGTGACCCGGTGCCGGTCGGCACCCGCGTCCCGTCGCCGCGACCGGCCCGGTTCGTGCGCGTCGAGCGGATCGGCGGTGCCCGGCTCGACCGGATCACCGACCGGCCCCGGCTGGATGTGCACTGCTGGGGCGGCACGGAAGAGCAGGCGGCCGACCTGGTCAAGGTGATCCGGGCGCTCGCGCTCGCGGTGCCCGGCTGGCGTGGCGCGGTCGCGTACGACGTCGCCGAGGTCGGCGGGCCGAACTACCTGCCCGACGCCGAAACCGCCGCGCCGCGGTACGCGTTCGCCGTCGAGGTGTCGATCCGTGGCAAGCGCCTGACCTGACACGGCTCATCTGACAGCCCGCCCCCGCGCCCGTGGCCGGGGGCTCTCGCTTTGGAAGGACCCAGCATGTCGACACCCATCGAGACCGGGCTGCGGACGGAACTGATCCGCAAGCAATTGGTCCAGGCCGTGTTCGCGGCCGACTACTCCGCGGCCGCGATCACGGCCCCGTTCACCGAGCTCGACGGGACGCTCGCCGCGATCCCTGCCGAGTACCTACCGGTCGGATACACGACCGACGACGGGCTGACGTTCGCGTCGGACCTGTCCATGACGGACGTGACGTCGTCGCAGTCGGTCGAGCCGACCCGGTCCGACGTCGAGTCGGATGTGGTCACTGCTCAGTTCTCCCCGCAGGAGACGAACGCGGTCACCACAGCCCTGTACGACGGACTGCCGCTCGCCGGCACGGGCGCTCTGCCCGCGGTCGGCACCGCGTGGACGTGGGACCGGGACTCGACCCCGGCGAAGCGGTACCGGCGTCTGCTGTTCATCGGTCTGGACTACACCGACGACGGCGGGGAGATCTACGTCGTCAAGTACTTCCCGCGGGCGCTGGTCACGTCGAAGGATAACGAGCAGTGGGCGAGGTCGACCGAGACGCAGAAGCCGCTCACGGTCACCGCCTACCGCGACAGCGCATACGGCACGTCGTGCCGCAACTGGGTCGACGGCGTCGGCTGGCGTGCCCTCACCTGACCGACCCCCTGATCGGGCGGGGGACGGCGGTTCTGGGTGAGCCCCACCGTCTCCCGTCCTCGAATGCTCACCCGCAGCTCACCCAAGGAAGAAGACACGATCATGAGCAAGCCCAACAAGTCTCGGTTCAAGCTGTCTCAGGTCAAGGCGTCGTACGCCGAAGCGGTCGGCGGCGAGCAGGTCGAAGTCGAGACCGACGACGGGAAGGTGTGGACGTTCCCGCACCCGCTGTTCGCCGACGACGACACGAACGAGCGGCTCGAAGCAGCGGCCGGCGACCTCGGCAAGGCGCGCGTGCTGCTTGGCGACCAGTGGGACGACTACGTGAAGTCCGGCGGCGACGCGAACGGGCTGATGCTCGTCTACATGGCGGCGCGTAGCGAGGCGCAGGACACGGTGGGAAAGCACCGTCCGCCGAGGCGGTAGACGACGACCAGGGCGACGAGCAACAGCTCGTCACGTACAGCGTTCTCGACGTCCTAGGCGACCATCCCGAGGCGGTCGAGGCCGACCTCGCCCACCACTATCCCGGGCATGGCCCCGGTGGGCCGCTGGCGGCGTACTGGCGGGGCGAGATCACGCTGCGGATGCTGCGGGTCCTGGTCGAGGGCCTGCCGCCTGATGGGGCGTCCGCCCGTGCGGCGGCCGGACACCACTGGCAGACAGGCGACTACCACCGTGCGGACACGCGGGATCTGCTCGAGCTGCTGCTCGTCGCGTTCTGCAACGCCAACCGGGATCCGAAAACTCCTGAGCAGCCATGGCCCAAGGCGTCGTGGCGGCCCGGTGATCCGCTGCCCGACCCGCCCGCGGACCCCGAGGTGAAGCGGGCACGGGCGCGCACCGCGTTCGAGCACATCAAGAGGCAGGTACTGCCCGGGGAGAGGTGATCCCGCATGCCGGTCGAGGTCGGTGTCGGATACGTCAGCATCGTGCCCGAAACCCGGGGGTTCGGCCGGCTGCTCGATCAGCAACTGTCCGGCGAGGCTGAGCAGGCAGGGACCGCGGCCGGGCAGGAGTCCGGCCGCGGTTTCCTCGGCGGTATCGGCGGCGTACTGAAGGCGGGCGTCGCGGGTGTCGCCGCGGCGGCCGGCGTCGCGTTCGCGGTCGGGTTCGCCGAGGCGGCCGCGCAGGACAAGTCCAACGCGAAGTTGGGCGCGCAGCTCGGGCTGACGGCGAAGGAGTCGGCCCGGCTCGGCAAGGTCGCCGGCAGCGTGTTCGGCAAGGGCTACGGCGAGAGCATCGACCAGGTCAACGAGGCGCTGCGGGGGCTGGCGCAGAACGGGGTCGCGGCGGTCAACGCGCCGAAGAAGGATCTCGTCACGCTGTCCAAGTCGGCCCTGAACCTTGCGGAGACGTTCGACGTCGGCGTCACCGAGGCCGCGCGGGCTGCCGGGCAGATGATGAAGACCGGGCTCGCGAAGAACGGCACGGAAGCGTTCGATCTGATCACGCTCGGGTTCCAGAAGGGTGCTGACAAGAGCGAGGATTTCCTCGACACCCTGAACGAGTACGGCACGCAGTTCCGCAAGGCCGGGCTCGACGGGGCGACGGCGGTCGGGCTGATCACTCAGGCACTGGCCGCGGGTGCTCGTGACGGTGACATCGCCGCCGACGCGATCAAGGAATTTTCGATCCGGGCGATCGACGGTTCGGAGACCAGCGCCGAGGGCTTCAAGATGCTGGGGCTGTCGGCCGACGACATGGCGACGAAGTTCGCGAAGGGCGGCAGCGCGGCGAACGGCGTGCTCGACCTGACCCTCGACAAGCTGCGCGGCATCAAGGACCCGGTGAAGCAGAACGCCGCGGCGGTCGCTTTGTTCGGCACGCAGTCCGAGGATCTGGGCGCCGCCTTGTATGCGATGGACCCATCGACGGCGGCGGCCGGTCTCGGCAAGGTTGGCGGCGCGGCGGACAAGATGGGCAAGAAGCTGCACGACACGGCGACGAACGACTTCGAGGTGTTCAAGCGGCAGGCGCTGCAGGGCCTCGCGAACTTCGCCGACACGTACGTGCTGCCGGCGTTCGGACGGTTCGGCTCGTCGCTGCTGACCGACGTGCTGCCGCCGCTACAGCGGGTCGGCGGCGCAGCCGTGGGCGTGCTGGTGCCCGCGGTGAAGAGTGTCGGTTCCGCGTTCTCCGGCACGGTCGGGTGGCTGAAGGAGTACGGGGCGTGGCTCATCCCGCTCGGTGTCCTGGTCGGCGGTCTGACGCTCGTGCTGTCCGCGAACGCGATCGCCACGGCGGCGACGGCCGCCGTGTTCTCGATCTACCGGGGGGCGATCCTCGCGGCGTCTGCGGCGACCCGCGCGTACACGGTCGTACAGGGCGTGTTCAACGCGGTGATGGCCGCGAACCCGATCGCGCTGATCGCTGTGGGTATCGCGGCGTTCGTCGCCCTGCTCGTCGTCGCCTACAACAAGTCCGACACATTCCGGGCGATCGTGCAGACCGCGTGGGCGGGCATCAAAGCGGGCTGGGACGTCCTGTGGACCAACGCCCTGAAGCCCGGGTTCGACGGACTCATGGTCGGGCTGACGGCGATCGGCACCGCAGCGTCGTGGCTCTGGGGCAACGTCCTCTCACCTGTGTTCTCCGCGATCGGGTTCGGAGCGAAAATTCTGTTCGCGATCGTCGCGACCGTGCTGATCGTCCCGTTCGTGATCGCGTTCAAGGCGATCGGCGCGATCGCTACCTGGCTGTGGGGCACCGTCCTCTCGCCGGTGTTCACAGCGATCGGAGCGGGCGCGGGATGGCTGTACGGCAAAGCGATCAAGCCCGCCTTCGACAGTGTCATGCTGATCATCCGAGGTGTGGGCGCGGTCGCGTCGTGGCTGTGGTCGAGCGTGTTCTCGCCCGTGTTCGGGTGGATCGGCGACAAGGCCAAGACTCTGTGGTTGAGTTGGATCAAGCCTGCGTTCGACCTGATCAAGCTCGGCGTTCAGGCTGTCGGCGACAAGGCGTCATGGCTGTGGAAGAACGCCGTACAGCCCGTGTTCGGCTGGATCGGCGACAAGGCGTCGTGGCTGTACGACAAGGCGATCCGACCCGCGTTCGACAACGTGAAGAGGGCGGTCGCCCTGGTCGGCGACGCTTTCGAGGTCGCGAAGACGGCGATCGGCAAAGCCTGGGACAAGGTCAGCGGGATCGCGAAGAAGCCCGTGAACTTCATCATCGAGTGGGTCTACACCAAGGGAATCAAGGCGGTGTGGGACAAGGTCGCCGGGTTCGTCGGACTCGGCAAGCTGCCCGCGGCGCCGAAGATGCTCGAGGCCGGCGGCACCGTCGGCAACGGGTGGGGCCCGGCCCGGCCGATGATGACGAACCGGCCGACAGCGATCGTCGGCGAAGGCAACCCGCGGCACCCCGAGTTCGTCATCCCGACCGATCCGAAGTACCGCAGCCGTGCGCTCGCCCTGCACGCGGCGGCCGGCACCCGCCTCATGGAGGACGGCGGCATTCTCGGCGGCGTCGGCGACTGGCTGTCAGGGGCGGCGAAGAAGGTCGGCGGGTTCGTCATGGACGCGGCCGACTTCCTGTCGGACCCGGGGAAGATGTGGGAGAAGGCGACCGGGTTCATCCGGGACAAGGTCAAGGAGATCGGCGCCTCGACGTGGGCGCAGACCCTCGCGCGGGTGCCGGGGAAGATGCTCGGCGGTCTGAAAGACAAGATCGTCAATGCGGCGACGTCGTTCTTCGGCGACGGCGGGGGCGGCGGCTCGTGGGCACGCCCGGTGTCCGCAGGGCTCGGCACCCGGTACGGCGTCCGCGGCAACATGTGGTCGTCCGGCTACCACACCGGCACCGACTTCCCCGCGCCGACCGGCGCCGCGGTCCGCGCGGCGGCGAACGGCATCGTGCAATCCGTGCTCAGCGGCGGACCGTACGGCAACCACATCAGCATTCGGCACGGTGGCCTGTCGTCCATGTACGCGCACCTGTCGTCGATGGCTGTGCGCTCCGGACAGCGGGTCACGAAGGGCATGCGGATCGGCGCGGTCGGGAACACCGGCAACACGACCGGACCGCACCTGCACTTCGAGGCACGCAAGGGTGGCCGCACGATCAACCCCGAGCCGCTGCTCGGCTACTCGGGCGGCGGCCGGCCCCGACCCGGTGAGACGTTCTGGGTCGGCGAGCAGGGGCCCGAGCTGATGCGGACCGGCGCGGGCGCGGCGGTCGTCGACAGCCGGACGTCGATCGGCCGGGTCGGCGCGCAGCTCGTCGCGTCGATGACGCAGAGCATGGCCCGGTCCCGGCCGCCGCAGATTCCTGCGGCGGCGCGGGCAGTTGTGCCCGCAGTACGCGGGCAGCTCGCCGAACCTCGGTCCGGCGACACGTACAACTTCTATCCGCGCACGCTCGACATGACCGTCGAGGACCTGGAGTTGCTGCAGCGTCGGCAGGACGCCCTTACTCGGGTGGGGAGGCCTCACTAGATGCCGCTGTTTACCGCGCCGGTCATCGCCCCGCCCGCTCCCGGGCAGCCGGGCGGAGGCACACCGGTTCCGCTCCCCGGGGTCGGTGTCGCCACCGTCGTCTACACCGACCCCACAGGCAAGAGATGGCCGCTCACCGACGAGGGTGCCGGATGGTTCACCCTCGCAGACGGAGTGTCCGGGCTCGGCGCCACCCGGTACGCACTCACGACTGACGCGCAGCCGCGGGGCGGTGCACGACTGCGGCATGTCCAGCCGCAGCCGCGCACCGTCGTGTGGCCGCTGTACGTGTACGGCGACACGCACCTGCAGTTCGTGGACCGCTGGCGGCAGCTGGCGACCGCGTTCACGCGGACGCTGCGCCTCGGGCCGGACGGGCGGCGTACCCCGGGCGTGCTGGAGGTCGCCCGCCCGGACGGCACTCGACGTCAGGTCCGCGTCTTCTATCAGGAGGGTTTCGAAGGCCGCGGGCAGAAGGGCAGCGGCGTCATCTCGGATGCCGCTGTGCTCACCCTGTGGTGTGAGGATCCCTACTGGGTGGACCCGCAGCCGATCGTCGTCCACCGCGAGCAGGGCGTCGGCGAGGACTTCCTGCAGCCGTTCCCGTCCGTGAGTTCGTCGCAGGTCCTCGGCGCAACGACCGTCCACAATCCCGGCGACACGATGGTGTGGCCCGAGTGGACGATCACCGGCCCGGCGTCTTTGGTGACCTTCACCCATGAGGGGACAGGCGAGTCGTTCGAGCTGGACCCGACCGCTGTGGGGCACGGAAACCTGCTCGCCGGTGAGCAGGTGACGGTGCGCACCGACCCTCCGCAGGTCCGGTACGAGGACGGCTCCAACTGGGTCGGGGCCCTGAACTGGCCGGCCGCCGTTCTGTGGGGGCTGGACCCGGGCGACAACGATGTGTCGTTCCAGCTCGACGGCTCCGGAATCGGGTCGGCCGTCGATCTCACCTTCCGCCCCCGATACGAGACTGCGTGAGGAGGTGCACCCCCGGTGGCCATTCAGCTACTCGTCACTGACCGGGACCTGATCGTGCAAGGCGACCCGATCAACGACTGGCTGTCCCTCGACGTGACGAGCCGCTTCAACGAGCCGGGCGGCGGCTCTGTCCAGCTGGTCGCGCATCCGCAGGTGATGGCCCAACTGCAGCCCGGCCATCGGCTCGTCGTCATCCGTGACGGCGCGATCTGGTCGGCCGGACCGATGGAGATCACGCAGGACTATTCATGGGGCATCGGCAGCGACGGCCAAGCGCCGCCGGGGCAGGTCACCGTCGCGTTCAGCGACGATCTGGCCGTGCCTGCCGGCTACCTCACATGGGCCAACCCCGCCGCGACGTGGGCAGCGCAGCCCGACACCGCCTCGTACTCGCTCACGGCCACGAACGCCGAGGTGATCATCCGGACGCTGGTCAACCTGAACTGCGGGCCCGGCGCTTTGGCGGCTCGACAGATCCCGCACCTCGTCCTCGACGACGTCGCCGGCGTCGGCACCACGACGACGGTGAACACCCGCTTCGAGGGCCTGCTCGCCACCTGCCGGCGAGTCGCCGTCGACGGCGGCGCGATCGGGTTCCGTACCCGCCAAGACGGCCAGCAGATCAAGTTCGGCTGCTACCAGCCGCGCGACCTCACCGCCACGGCCCGCTTCAGCGAGGGCCTGGGCAACCTGCGCTCCATCACCTACAAGCAGTCCGCACCGACCGTCACGCACGCCCTGGTGCAGGGCTCCGAGGTCGAAGCACCGGCCGACCGCAAGTTCACCGAGATCGCCGACGCTGCGGCGGCGGCCGCCTGGTGGCGCGTCGAGCAGCTCGTCAGCGGCAGCGCCGACGACGACACCGCCGGCGAACTGACGCAGGAAGGCACGGCAGCACTCTCCGACGGCGCCGCCCCGGTCGAGCTCGCCACAGTCACCGTCGACACCGAAGACCTGAAAGCCGGCCGCGACTTCGGGCTCGGAGACCGCGTGACGGTCGCCCTGCCCACGGGTCTGGAAGTGGCGGACGTGGTGCGGTCCATCCATCTACAGGCCACCCCCGGAAGCGGGGAGCACGTCACGTCGCTGGTCGGATCCCCCTCGGCGACATCCGATCCGCAGATCGTACGTCTCGTACGAGAGCTGGGCCGCAGGCTCGGCCGACTGGAAGCGAGGTAACCGATGGCACAGGCTTCCTGGCCGTCACCGACCCACAACAGCCGCAATGTGACCGACGCCGAGTACGAGCGGATCGCGGCGAGGTTCTCCGACGACGGCGTATACGGCGACCCGGACGACAGCGCAGTCGTCTCGCCCGGCGTCGGCCTGTCCGTCGACATCCTCGCCGACGTGTACGGGTCCGTCCGCGGCCACGCCTGGCACTCCGGTACGACCGGCGACACCCTGGCCATCTCGTCAAACTCCTCCGGGTCGACCCGAGTCGACTGGGTGGTGCTGCGCCTCGATCGCTCGGACTGGACCGTGCGGGCCGCGGTCCGCGAGGGAACCCCCGGATCCGGAGCGCCCGCCCTCGTGCAGGACGACGGCGACACGGGCATGTACGAGATCCCGCTCGCGAAGGCCACTACGCCGTCCGGCGCCACGACGGTCACCGTCACCCGCGCCGAGCAGTACGTCGGCACCCGGGTCCGGCCGTGCACGTCCGACCAGCGGCCGATGGCCCCACGGCGCGGCGAGGCCGCGTACGAGCTCGACACCGGCCGCCTGATCCTGTGGAACGGCACCGTGTGGAACGTCGTCTACTCGAACAGCGGCGTGATCGTGGTCAACCAGTCGCTGACGTCATGGAGCATCGAGACCGACTCGGTCATCGAGGAGCGGAACGGCAACGTGCACCTGCGGCTCGGCACGTTCCAACGCACCGCGAGCGGTTTCAGCGGCACGACCGACAGCCGGCTGCCCGTGCTGATCCCGGACGCCTACCGGCACGCCAACCGGGACCGCTTCGTGATCGGCTACGTCAGCGGGCTGCAGATCTGCCGACTCACGATCTACGCGAAGACCGGCGCACGCCCGGGACAGGTGTGGCTCACGCAGCACCCGGCCATCGCCAAGGGCGACGCCATCCTCACGAGCAGCGCTAGTTGGGTGGTGAACTGACGTGGCACGCTACAGCTTCGGCGCCGGTATCGCCGACTTCGTGGTCCAGCCGTCCGACGGTCTGTGGAGCGTCGGCGCGGGCGTGACTGTCACCTTCTGGGACGCGTCCACCGGGGGCACTCAGTACACCGACCTGCTCGACGCCGGCAGCACCCCCATCACAGAGGTGACCAGCGACGAGTACGGGGCCGTGCCCGCGTTCTTCGGACCGGACGGTGTGACCGGGATGTGGGCGGACGCGGGCGGCTCGTCACGGGCCTGGGTCGAGGCCCGTGACGCGGGCGACGCCACCGCGGCCACCACGGCTGGAGACCTCATCGCCGGGACCGGGGCCGGGACCGTGACCCGGGTCGGTGTGGCCAGCGACGGGATGATGCTGGTCACCGACTCGCTCCAGCCAGCCAAGATGCGGTGGAGTTCGGCCTGGCGGCGCCGCGATCTGCCCGATCCGGTGCTCGCCGAGACACTCACCGCGGACACGCCCACGATCCAGGTGAACGGCCCGCAGTCCACGTCGTCCATCCCCAGCGCGCAGGCCAAGCTCCCCCCGGATACCGGCCCGTTCCTGTACCTCGGGGCGGGCAGCTTCCAGTTCGGGGCAGTGTTCCCGGACACGCAGCTGTACCTGCCGACGTCCCGCTACCCCAACACATACAGCTCGGGACAGTCGAACTGGTCGCTGGAGTTCATGACGGACGCCGCAGTGTTCGGCCTGCAGTTCAAGTACATCTCGTCCGCGACGAAGTACCGGCTCACCATCGACGGGCGCCCGGTGACCGACCTGCCGCAGCTCACCGGCGCCTCGTCTGAAGGGAGTCGCCACGAGCTGCAGGTGACGTTCGCGACGGCCAAGCCCAGGCGGATTCGGGTCGACTTCACGACGGCGCCGTTCGGCGGCCTGTTCCTCGGGCCCGGCGCGACCGCGTGGAAGCCCACCTCCCGGGGTGGCCGGCTCGGCGTCCTCGGCGACTCCATCTCGGGCGGCTCCGACGAGAACACGGGTAGCGGGATCGGGTCCTGGTTCTACCGGGCGGCTCGGCAGCTGGGTTGCACGGACGCGTGGAATCAATCCCGGGGCGGCACCGCCTACATCACCGCTGGCGGCTACGCGACGTTCGCCGACCGCGTCGCCGGGGACATCAGCCCGTACGCCTTCGACCGGCTGATCGTGTGGGGCGGCTACAACGACAGCGGCGGCGACCAAGGCGCGATCGGTACAGCAGCCGAGGCGCTGTACGCCACGCTCAAGAGCGAGGTCGTTCCGGGCGGTGAGATCTACGTGCTGGGCTGCTGGTCGCCGATCGGCGATCCGCCAGACCCGGGAACGCTGCGCAGCACCGACGCCACCCTGCAAGCGGCCGCGGTCGCCGAGGGGTTGCCGTTCATCTCCCCCATCAGCGGGCAGATCCGCGACGCGGCAGGCGCGCTGCTCGACACCCAGGGCGCGTGGATCACCACCGCCAACGCGGCGACGTACATCGGCGGCGACGGGGTCCACCCCACCGACGCCGGGCACGCGTACATCGCGCGCCGGGTCGTCGAGGCGCTCAAGGTCCTCATGCCTGCCTGACCCAGCCACCACCACACGCCCCGAGCCCACGGCCGGGGCGATTTTCATGCCCACGAAGGGGGCTCACAAATGGGTGACACGGAGCGGCCGGTCGAGGGCCGGCCGGATCAGATCGAGCAGGCGCGGCTCATCCGCCGTACCGACAACGGGCCGACCGTCGACGAGGAGCAGCAGCTGCTCGCCGAGCGGTTCGGCACACCGGACATGGCCGGGGTCTACAGCAACACGGACACCCCCGAAGACGACGACCAGGTCGACGAGCAGCAGCCCGCCGACGAGCAGCCGGACCCGGCGCCGGCCGACGAGAAGCCGAGCGGGGGCGGGAAGGCATGAGCCTCGAAGGGATGATCAAGCAGGCTGAGAAGTCGCTCGGCATGCGCGAGCCGAACCACATCCAGACCTGGTACGCCGAGCGCAACGGAGCCGCGTTCCGGTACAACTTCCCGTGGTGCAACGCCGCGATCACGTACTGGGCGACGCAGGCCGGGGAGCGCGACGCCGTGCTGTTCGGCACGGACTACGCGTACACCGTGTGGCACGCGCAGCGCTTCAAGACCGCCGGCCAGTGGCACGCCGGCGCCCGCGGGATCCGGCGCGGTGACATCGTGTTCGTCGACTGGGCAGGCACGAACGACATCGCCCGTATCGATCACGTCGGCATCGTCACCGGCGTCGACGGCGGTGACGTGTTCACGATCGAGGGCAACACGGCGAACGTGTGCGCCCGCCGGGTACGCCGCGAGGCGGAGATCGCCGGGTACGGCCGGCCCAAGTACGAGACCCCGACCGCGCCGGTGTCCGGTAGCGCGTCCGGCTCGTACAAGGTCAAGGCGGACGACACTCTGTCGGCGATCGCCGCCGCGCACCGCACGAGCGTCAGCGCGCTCGTGTCACTCAACTCGATCAAGGACCCGAACAAGATCCGGGCGGGGCAGACCCTCAAGCTGCCCGGCAAGACGACACCGAAGCGGGTCGTCGACCTGTCGAAGCTCGTCGCCGCAGCGAAGAGCGACCCGCCGAAGCGCGGCACGCCCGTCAGCTACCCGGCCGCCGAGTACGTCGAGGACGCGCTCGTCGCCGAGGGCCTGCTCGCCCGGCAGTACGCCGACGGACACATGGGCACCGCGACCCGCAGCGCCTACTCGCTGTGGCAGCAGCGCCTCGGCTACCGCGGCTCCGACGCCGACGGCATCCCCGGCGCAACGTCGCTGAAGAAGCTCGGAGCGCGGCACGGGTTCACCGTCGTCGCCTGACACCTCACAGAAAGGAGCCGGCCGCTATGCCTGCTCTGTTCGTATCGTTCATGCGCACCGCCGTCCCAGTGGTCGCCGGATGGCTGCTCATGCTCGCCGCCCGCGCCGGCATCGAGTTCGACTCGACCGCCGTCATCGGGGCCGTGACCGTGGTTCTCGCCCTCGCCTACTACCTGGTGTTCCGGGTCCTCGAACTGCTCGGGCAGCGTGCCCGCGGTGACGTGATGCAGAAGCTCGCCGGTCTGCTGCTCGGGTGGGCGCGTCCGCCCGAGTACCCGAAGCAGGAGGCGATCTCTCCGGTCGCTTCGTACCGCGGGCAGCACGACGGCGTGTGAAAGGAGCGCGGCCCCGGAAGGGGCCGCGCCACCCGCGCACACGGCCGCACTACGGAAAGGCCCGGCCCGTGGACGCTGTGGTCAGCGGCGCGCTCGTCACCCTGGTCGTCGGTGTCATCACCGGCCTTGCTTCCTGGCACGGGCAGCGCAGTAGCGCCCGCGCCAATCACACGGGCGTCGTGATGACCGGGTACGGCGGGCTCGTCGACAACCTGCGCAAAGAGGTCGGGCGCGTCGAGGACAAGCTGCGGGAGAACGAAACGCTGCTCGCCGCCGCGTACGCCGAACTCGCCCGCGAGCGCGCCGACAAGGCCGGACTGCAGGCGCAGATCGCCACCCTGACCAACGAGAATCAGCAGCTGCGCGAGCAGTTGGCCGCCCTGGGAGGGGACACCCAGTGACGCACCGACGCCCCGGGATCATCGCCCGGCAGTGGCAACGCCTCGCAGTGGTCGCGGCGCTGTTCATCCTGTCGAGCGCGGTTGTGCTCGTCTGGCAGAAGGTCGACGCCGAGAGGCAGGCACGCGAGCAGGCGATCAGCGAGGCGGAGGAGGCGATCACCGAGGCGAACCGCCGCGGCGACGCCGTGTCGACGCTCGCCGGGGACGTGCGGGTGTTGCGGGCGCAGATCGAGGCGCGGGGGGATACGCCGGCGGTGCCGGATCCGGAGCGGGCGGTGGATGATCTGCCGCAGCGTGCCGAGGTGCCGGTGCCGATACCCGGTCCGCCTGGCCCGGCCGGTGAGCAAGGCAAGCCGGGCAGGCCGGGGGCGAGTGGCGCACCGGGTGAGCCCGGCACGGACGGTACGGACGGCGCGGATGGTGAGCCGGGCGCCGACGGGCAGCAAGGCCCGCCCGGTCCCGCTGGCACACAGGGACCGCCTGGGCCGCAGGGCGAGCGCGGAGAGCAAGGGCCCCGCGGTGAGCAGGGCGAGCAGGGCCCGCCCGGTCCGGCCGGTCAGTCCTGCCCCGAGGGCTACTCGTGGCAGACCCCGAGCTATGACCCAGACGCGAAGATCTGCCGCCGCGACGGTGCCCCGCAGCCTCCCGACGACGACAAGCCCGGCAACCCGCTGCCTCTCGCGCTGGACCCGCAGCGGCGCCAGTACCCGTGAACACAGATGCCCCCTCTCGCCTACGGGCGGGAGGGGGCGATTTCTGCGTTCCGGCCCCCGACTGTCGGCGGGTTGTGCCATAGTCGTGTTCGTCCCCGCGAGAGCGGGGGTTTCCCCGCAGATGCGGGGATGGTCCCTGTGGGGACCGAAGCAACATGCTCCCCGCCACCGCGGGGATGGCCCGAGTCTCAGGGGCGCGTGCCACTGCTCCCCGCACATGCGGGGATGAAGAAGGACCCCCACCTTCGGGTGGGGGTCCTTCTCCTTCACGCCTTAGGCGTCGCGCGGAGTCCGATTGCCCTTGCCGGGCCGGGCGGACACCGCATCGTCCACGTCACCGGCACGGAAGAGGGCGCGGGGTCGAGGCTCGTCGGTTAGGCCGGCACGCTCGACACCTAGCCGGGACAGAGCCTTGCGGGCGGTGGCGGCCGCGGCCTTCCCTGTGTAGCCGAACCGCGAGGCAACCTCGTCGATGGTCAGCAGCTCGAACCGGGGGACGATCTCGTCGAGGTCGATGTCCTCGATGATGGCGGCGATGTCGAGGTCGCCGTGCTCGTCGACCGGGTAGCCGTCGAACTCGCCGGGCTCAGGGCGGGCGGGGCCGATGAATTCGTTGCCGATGAGGGCGACGTCGGCGGGCAGGGCCTGGTCGATCGCTGCGCGGTAAGCGGCCTTGATGCCGTCGATGTCGTGGTCGTCGACCCAGTCGGTCATGAACTTTTCGACCGTTTCGTCGGGGCCGTTGCTGTCCTGTGTGGCGCGGTACCAGGTGGTGTACGTCGTCTGGTCGGTCATGTCGTCGGGTCCTTCCCCCTCGGATACGACTCCATAATGACGCACGTGAGTCGTTATGGCAAGAGGGGTGTGCGGCAGCTACCCTGTCTACAGACGCCCGGGGCCCGACCCCCGGGCGTCTCACAGTGTCCGACCCCGCCGATACGATCAACCGCATGCGGACCTACGAGATCACCTACCGGATCCTGCCCGCCGGCGTCGGCCCCGACGACTACGAGCCGGCCGACCTCGAGCAGCGCACCGGAACGTTCGAGCTCCCCGACCCGAGCCCCCAGGATTGCTACGAGATCGACGGCCAGCAGTACACGTACGGGCCGCCGGTGCCCGAGCTGCAGACCGAGATCATGAAGACGCTCGCCCCCGGCGATACGCCGATCATCAACCTGTCGAAGCTGCGGCAGATCCACTAGACCCGGCGCAGCGCGTCCTCAAGCCGGGCCTGATAGTGCGCCCGATCCCGCGGGTACCCCGACAGAGCGGGCAGCGCCTCGCTGATCCCCTCGGCGGCATCCGCCCACCGCCGACAGGCATACGCAGCATCAGCCGCCTGCAGCTGCGCCCTGGCCGGCGTGAGCCAGTACAGCCAGCCCGGCCGGTCCCCCTCGTCGGGGACCTGCGCCGCGTGATGCACCGCCGAGTCCGACAGCCTGCGCGCCCGGTCCCGCTCTCCGACCGCCGCGGCCGCTATCGACGCTTCATGCGCGGCGACCGCCGCCGCTGCGGGCGACAGGCCTGACACCATCCGTGCAGCGTCCGCGGTCCGCAACGCCCGCACCGGGTCACCGGACCGGTGCAGGTAGAAAGCGCGCACCCTGCGCACCCATGACGACATGTCAGCGTGCGCACCGTCGACTGCCCACCCGTGCGCGATGTCCAGCCACGCCAGCGCCGGGCCAACCCGGTCGTGCTGGAACGCGACCCATGACAGCCAGTGGGCGTGTTCGGCGGCGAGCAGCATGAGCTCGTCGGCGGCCGGCCCGGACGTGCCGGGAATGAGTCGGGTGACGGCGTCGAGCTGCGAGCGGACGACCGGCCAGAGCTCGCGGCCGCCGATCTCGTCTTCGGCTCGCCGCTGCGTGGCGAGGACTTCGCCGATCCATTCGGCGGTTCGTAGGTCGGTCCTGCCCGTCGTGTGGCCGTGGGCGATCCGCTCGCGCAGTTCGACGGGCGGCTGCCACTCGGCGTAGGTCTCGCTCTGTCCGGCCTCGATGACTTCTGCTGGCACCTGCAGCCCCTCAGTGATGCGAGCCCGGACGTCAGCAGTCTTCACCTGCCTACGGCCCGACTCGATGGCGGAGATATGGGGCTGCGGTATGCCGATCAGCGATTCGAGCGCGACCTGCGTGATCCCCGCGGCGCGCCTGTACTCGCGAAGGACGGATGACCAGTCCCCGCGTGCCCAGGCTGCCCGCAGCCTGACGTCCGTCCAGAGTCCCCGACTACTCATGGCGGAAATATACGCTCGCCCGCCCAAGGCCTGTATACGCATGGCGACTGTCCGCACACACGATGGTGGCTCATCACCGAGTCGGGTCGGGAGAGACACCATGACGAGCGAGACACCACCACGCAGGGACTGCACCTACTGCCCGGAACCGGGCGCCGACGTGTGCGTACGAGTGAACCCGTCCTCCAGCGGCCCCGGGTGCTCCGTGCTCGCCCACCGCACCTGCGCCGAGCAGCGCGGCGTGCCGGTCCTGTACGCGCTGCTCGGCACGATCGGGGCGGAGCACTTCGCATGAGCCCGCGCACGATCATCAGGGCCGCTGAGTGGCACCTTGGCGTAGACACGTCCGAGGGTGCCCCGACAGCGCCGATGCATGAGGCGCAGTGCACCACGTGCGGCGACTCGTCCGGCGCGACCGAGGGCGAGCGCCTGCCGGCCGAGGTGTGGGCGCTGAAGCACACCGGCGAGTATCCGGAGCACCGCTCCTTCCGTGCGGTGCAGCTGACGTTCTGGCATGTGGCCCCGGCGCCCGGCAACCCCTACGCCGAGCAGGACGGGGAGGTGTCGCGTGGCTAGCACCCTGGCATGCGCCCTCTGCCCCGACACAACCCCGCCGCCGGACGCCGTCATCGGCTACCGCCCGGCCGGGTCCGGCCCCGGCTGGCCGATCCTCGCGCACCTCGTCTGCGCCGCCCAGTCCGGCATCCGGGTTGTCGGCGAGTGGACCGTCGAGGACACCGAGCAGCTGGCCCGCGCGTGGACGGGAGGCACACCGTGACGACGACGAGCGAGACACGGATCTGCGTCCGCTGCGACCGGCCGGTCATGGCTCAGGCCGTGACCGTGCGGCCCGACGACTACCGGCACCGCGACGGCGATCCCGAGTGCCGGCCGCGCACACGCGTCGACCCGTGAGCCCCCTGCCCGCGGCCCCGCCGATCGCCCGCGGGCAGGGACGTCCGCCCCGGCCTGCCTGTGTCCCCCTCGGGCAGGCCGGGGTTACCTGCGTCGCATGAGCTCACCGAGGTCGACGCCGATCACTTCGGAGACCTGAATCAGGGTGTCAATTCGCGCGGCCGCATGCCCTTGCTCGATCCGATTGAGCGTCGGCCGCTCGATCCCGGCCTGCAGCGCGACCCGCTCCTGCGTCATCCCCGCGGCGAGGCGTGCCTCGCGAAGGTTGTCGCCGATTTCCCGGCGGCGAGCAAGGAGCGCGGGGCGGTCTAGCGGCGGCGGCACTGGACAACCGTTGCCGCTCCAAGATCGAAAGTCTGTATCGAATACCGTACATTCCCCGGCAGGGGAAGCGGCGCCCGAATCATTCACTCGTTCGAATGAGGGTGTGGCAATCTTCTTGAAAGATGCACAGTGCAAATGTTGCGCTGAGGTGTCGACCCCTGCCTGGCTGCGCGCCTTCCGGCGCCGGCATGCACGAAAGGAACGACCCAGTGACGGAGCCTGGCCAGGCGCCCCGCGTTCGGCTCACCGAGGAGCAGCGCATCCGCGTCGACATTGCCCGCCGGGACCTGAATCACGCGCGAGCCGTCGACCTGGTCGCGATGAGCCCGGCCGACCTCGTCGGCACCGTCGAGACCCTGCGCAGCGCGCTCCATGACACCCTGCGCGTGATAAGCGAGATCTCTGACTGACCTCCCTGCCGCCTTGACCTGCGATCTTCGCCGCATGTCACCCATATGTGTGAGTCGCGGTGTTGCCGAACAACTTCACCTAGGCAGAGTGGTGTGGCATCCTGCGGCCATGCCGATTCAGCCTGAGTTCCTGCACATGGTCTACAAGGGTCCGTTCACGGCTGCCCTTTACGGTCGGGCGAGCCGTGATCCAAAGAAGAAGGGGCGCAGCGTCGCCTCACAGATTCGGGTGCTGCAGGAGATGTGCGCAAAGCACGGGTGGGAAGTCGTCGGCATCTTCGACAAGGACGTGAACCGCAGCGCGAGCCGTCACCGGAAGCGCGAGCGGGAAGATTTCGAGGCCCTGATCGACACGATCGAATCAGGGAAGGTGCGCATCGTCGTCGCATTCGAGGCGTCGCGGTACTACCGCGATATCGAGGTCTACATCAGGATCAGGAACGCATGCGCCCGAAACGGCGTGCTGTTCTGCTACAACGGCACCGTCTACGACCTGAGCAAGCGCGACGACCGGCGGGCGACCGCGCAAGATGCGCTGCAGGCCGAGGACGAAGCCGAAGGCATCCAAGTCCGGAACATGCGCACGCACAACGAGCTCGCCGAGACGGGCGCCCCGGTGGGCCGCTGCCCCGAGGGCTACCTGCGCCGCTACGACACTGAGACCGGCGATCTGATCGACCAGGTCGAGCATCCCAAGCAGGGCCCGAACGTACGCGAGATGTTCCGCCGGTTCGACGGCGGCGAGGGAATGCTCGCGATCCTGCGTGATTTCGAAAAGCGTGAACTCGTCAGCCACTTCGGCAAGCCGTACACGCTGGACCACATCACGCACATTCTGCGGAACCGGACCTACACCGGCAGGCGCATCCGGCACGGGCAGGACATCGGGAAGGGACAGTGGCCGGCCCTGGTCGACGAGGCCGTGTTCAACCGGGTGCAGAAGCGGCTGCGGGACCGGGACAAGCGCAAGAGCCGTGACGCCGGGGTTAAGTGGCTGCTCACCGGCATCGGTGAGTGCGGCAACTGTATGGAGTCCTGGAGCCCGAAGGACGAGCCGGTGACGCTCAAGGTGCAGCCGAACCGCGGACTGCCGACCTACACGTGCCTGGCCTGCTTCGGCGTCGCGATGGAGGCCAAGAAGTTTGAGGCGTACGTCGAGCAGGGCTTGGTGCGGTGGCTCGGCTCGCCTGCTGCCGCAGCGGCGTTCCGGTCCGACACAGCCGTTGAGGAGAAGGCCGCCGAGGCGCGGACCCTGCGGGACAATCTGCTAGCGCAGCTCCGCGAAGCGCGGGAGGCTGCGTCAACGTTCGACGAGCAGGGCCGGCCTAAGTTGTCGGTCATGTCGCTCGCGGATATGGAGGCGCGTCTCGTGCCGCAGATCGAGCGGGCGCAGCGTGAGTCCGAGTCGGCCGGCGTGCCGCCTGCGCTGCGGGGCCTGATCGGTGCCGACGATGTCGACGAGCGGTGGAATGACCTGGAGTTGAGTCAGCGGCGTGACGTCCTGCGGACGGTGGTGAATGTCCGGCTTAACCGGGCTCACGCCAAGGGGGTACGGAAGATCTATCCGGGGCGTGTCACGTTGACGTATGCCGGGCAGCCGGGTTTCAGGGCCTGACGTCGCGGCTGCGGGCCCGCTCGTGGTCGGCAAGCTGCCCGGGGAACTGCACGACGACACGCTCTCGGGCGGGCGCCCGGTGCCCGCCCGACTGGAAGATCAAGAATGCGGCTTCCATGGCCTCGGAGACGAGCGCGCTCTTGCGTTCCTCGAACTGGGCGTCGAGGGCCGCTCGGTGTTCCTGCAGTGCGAGGTCCGCGCGGCGGGCAGCGGAGACCCGATCACGCCGCAGGCGGTCCCGCTCGGCGTCGAGCGCGACCTTTCCAGCGGCGCACTTCGCTGATTCTGCTTCGAGCCGCTGAGACGCCTGGTGCAGTGTGGAGCGCTCAGCGGCTGTGGATGTGACCCATCCGTGCACTATGTGCATGCAGGCTATGAGTTGTCCTGCGAAGGCGAGCGAGACGCCCGCGATCGTCTCGGGTAGGGAGTCGTGCGACAGGCCGGCTGCGACGAGTGCAATGCCGATGGCCAGGAAGATTCCGGCCACGATGTACGAGCGGTGCCGCTTGATGCGCAATGCGCTGTCCTCCCCTTGCCTCACTGCTCGGCGGCGATGCCTCCCGTCCCTTTCTCTCGGCCGGGCGCATCGGTGCTCTGCTGTCTGACCAGCCGTTCCACGCTCGCGAGGAACAGTTCACGCGTGACGGGGTCAGTGATCCCTAGGCGGTCTGCTGCGTCTTCTGCGGTGAATGGTGACTCTACCTGTGACTGACCGGTTTCGGTCAGTGTCTGTTCCGAAATGATCCCCGCTTCAACCAGTAGCTGACCGACGGGCAAACCGACGGCGTCGGCGATGGGTTGAAAGAACTGGGGGGCGGGGATCGCCTGCCCCTTGAGCATTCGGGAGACGCTGCTCTCGGTCATGCCCGTATCTCGAGCGAGGCGGGCGTTGGATCCATGGCCGGTGTAGCCGGCACTACGTGCTGCTGGCCCGACCACGGCGGCGAACCGCTGGGCCCGGGTGGGGGGTGCGTCAGTCATGCCCGCACTTTAGCTCCCTAGCTAGGGAGTATCTAGATGATCCCTTGCGGGCAAGGGTGTGTGACCAGCCACAACCGTCCTTCCCGTCGGCATATTCACAGATTCGAACGTGTGCACGATTCTAGGGAAATCCCTCCCTCCCGCGCAAGTTCCCTTGCGCGGGAGGGAGGATCGCTCTAGAGTCTCCCTCGTAAGCAAGGAACCCCGCACAGCCTGCAAGGGAGGGGTGAGCACATGTACCGACTCGACATCGCCAAGCTGCGAGAAGCGGCTGCGGCAAAGGGCGACGGATCCGGATACGCGATCGCACGCAGTACCGGAATCGCCGAGTCCTCGATCTACCGCCTGCTGAATGGCGAAGCGCAGCCTGACCTGATTACGGCGCTGCGGCTCGCGGAGACGTACGAGATCTCAGTCGAACGGCTGATGCCGCGTATCGACGCTGACGCCGGAGCGGCCGCGTGACGGCCGCGGAGCGTCGCGCCCTGCTCGGTGACGCCGTGATCGCCCGGATCAACGCCGAGGCGGACGCCGCGATCGCCGAACACCCGCCGACGGCCGAAGTCCTTGACCGACTGCGCCCGATCCTCACTTCCTCCCGCCGCACGTCGGCGGTTCAGCAGGAGCGTTCGGCCGCCTGACCGCACCACCGGGCCGTACGTCAAGGGGCCGCCCCGCCGATACGGGACGACCCCAAGAGGCCCACCACCTCACACACACAGGAAGCGAGGCGCGAGCCATGAGCGCTCAGCCTATCGAAAGCCCACCCCCCACCACCTACGCGGCGAAGAGTGACAACCGCCTCGCCGTGCAGACCGTGATCGACCGGCTCGACCTGCCGGCCCCCACGCTCGTCGCCCGCGCGGACATGGTGCACATCTGCCTCGCCGACGTCGACGACTTCGGCACGTGGGTGCACGCCCTCGGTGGCGACATCGAGCGTGGTGTCGCGAACCTCGGCGCGTCGACGTGGACGTTGTCGACGTTCACGCCGCTGCGGGCCGACCTGACCGCCGTGCCCGTTCGGGTGCACTGCACGGTCGTTGAGGGCGAGGACGTCATCGCGGACCTGTACGGGGCGGTGACGCGGTGACGATCACCGACCCGTTCGCGGCGCCCGGCCGCAACCGGCCCGCCACACCGTCCCCGGCCGCGCTCGCGCTGCTCGCTCAGTGCCGCAAGGCGAAGGCGGTCGCGGACACCGCCTCGGCGCGGTTCGCCGACATGCCCGCCCCCGCGCCGACTGTGTCGGCCGCCGGCGGCGAGGTGCAGTTCGTCGTCCGCCCGCGTTCGATCACGGACTGGGTCCGGTGGACGACCGAGCTCGGCGCGACCGACCAGCGGCGTACGACCCACACCGGTGCGGCGACGATCGCGCGGTGCGTGGTCGGCGGTGTCCGGATCCGGCTGATCGGGGAGGGCGTTCCGGCGCTGCTGTCCGAGCACGTTCACCGGTCGGGGGCGCGCCGTGGCTGACGACTTCGAGGTCGACGGTGATGAGGTCGAGCAGGACCTGTTCGAGCAGGCGATGGCCGAGGACGGGTTCACCAGCGTCCGCCGGTGGCTGCCTGCGCGGCGTGAGCGGGGTGCGGCATGAACGCCCCGAAGGGCCGTGACCCGCTGGCGGACGCGGTGGCTGTGATGGGCGCGCTGCCGGTGCCGGTCGGCCCGGACAAGCCCGCCGGCCTGTCGCCCGAGTTGCGCGCCACGATCGCCGAGCAGCTCGGAGAGGCGAAGCCCGCTCGTGACGGGGTGCTCGTCTCGCTCGCGCAGTCGGTGAAGGACCGGGCCGAGCACGACCACAGCACGGCGGCGGACTGGGACTGGTACTGCCTGAACCTGTCCGGCTACATGGGCGATCGGATGGGTCCGGTGCTGCGCCGCCTGCTCGATGCCGAGTCGGAGCGTGACGCGCTGCGGGCCCGGGTCGCCGAGCTGGAGGCCGCCGCCGAGGGCCAACGACAGCAGGGCTACGAGGCTGCCATCGAGGTCATGCGGCAGGAGAAGCTGCCGATGTCCGTCGGCCTGCTGGAAGCGCAGCTTGAACTCGACGCCTTGGACGCCCTGGCGGCACGCGACACGCACTCGGTCGATGAGGACCCGATCGCGTACTCGCTGACCGACGCCGCGTGTTCCTGCGGTCCGCAGATGCGCTGCCCGAAGGGCCACTGCTCCCGGCACTACATGTGCCAGGACTGCGGCAACTGCTGCTCCTGCTCCTGCCGCTGCGCCGGGGGCGAGTTCGTGGAGGCGTTGCACGCGTCGTCGGGTGCGGTCATCGAGACGCCGTCCCGACGCGCCGCCGCCGAGCAGCGGAACGGCGGTGCCGCGTGATCGTCCTCTTCCTTCTGGTCTCTCTCGTCGGCGTCGCGTCCGTGGTCGCCGCGGTCGCCCTCGACTCCCGCACCTACCTCGAACGGGGTGAGTCATGAACCGGATCAACATCCTCGCCGCCGGGATCCGGTGGCTGTACGGCACCGAGCAGCCCGACGGCGCGATTCAACAGCACCACGGGATCAGCCTTCCGGACGTGCCCGCGAACCGGCTTTACGCCTTCGCTCCGTCCGGCGCCGACGCTCTGCCGGTCGTGGTGACGCAGGTAGCCCGCCCTGTGTACGCGCACGGCGAGATCGTGAACGGCATCGGGCTGCACGAACTCAACGACATCCGAGCCGAGCTCGCGGTGCTCGACGTCGAGGTGTCGACAACGTGGAACGGGCACCCCGGCATCAACGGCAGTCTCGGGCTCACGGTCAAGGCGCACCCGTCGCTGCTCGCGGCGGTCGCCCGGTACCGGGCCGGCTGCCCGAAGCACACGGGGCCGCTGTGTAGCTGGGACGGCTGCGACTGGTTCGGCAAGGGCGACGCGCTGATCGTGCGGCCGACCCTGGTCGGGGGTGCGGTGTGAACGAGAGCATCTCGTGCCCGCAGCACCCGGAAGCGCCGCGTATCGGCGGCATGTGCGGCGGCTGCACCCAATACCCGACCGACATGACGGAGACGCCCGAGGACACCGCGCGCCGGTTCGCCCGCCGCCTGGCCGCCGTCGAGGCCCTGTGTTCCGGCCGCCCCGGCTACCACACGATCACCGTCAAGGCGCTGCTCACCGCCATGGGCAGAGACGACGAACTGGACGCTGGTGCCGACACGACCGCGGACTTCTTCCAGCCGGGCCGGACGTACGCCTACGAGGCCAGCGGCTTCACTTTCCCCGAGCTGATCACCGTCTTCCGCGTGGCGTGCACCACCACCTACCCGGCGACCGGCGAGCCGTTCGCCTTCGGCTGGATCCGGAAGGGCGAGACGACTGCGTGGCGGCCGTACGCCGAGCCCGCCGACGACTGGCCCCACGCGTGGACCGAGATCAGCGAGGAGAGCGCCCGATGACCGGAACCGACACCGCTCGCGGGCGGGTGCTCGCCGCCCTGGAAGGATCGCCCGAAGTCCGGCCGGGGACGGCCGAGCAGCTTGTCGCCGACCTGGTCGCCGAGACGCTGCGCGGTGTGCTGCCGAAACTGCAGCAGAGCATGACGGGGCATCTGTTCGAGCACTGCGACGAAGTGGGCGCCGTGTACGAGCAGCTCGCGATCGTCGTCGACGCCGTCGAGCGCAAGGCGCGGTACGGCTGCGAGACGCCCGAGTCGCACAACTACGGCTGCCCGTGCGAGAAGGACACCGCGACTCGCGGCGAGTCCACTCGTTCCCGCCTGTCGGCGATGAAGCTCGCTGCGTTCATCGGCGGCGCGCACAACGGCCGCGCCATGACCGGCAGTGCCGCCCTGGCCGTGGCAGAGCCCGAGTGCGACGACTGCGGCTCACGCCCGGCCGGCTGCGGGCATTGCCCGAAGTGTGACGTCTGCCTCGACTGTCACCAGTGCTCCATCGGTGACGGGTGCAAGTGCCGCTGCTCGACGGGCGGTGGCGCATGACCGACGAAGCCCGCCGGGCCGCCGTCGCCGTGGCCGACCGTGCCACCGGGCCGGATGATCTGCGTCTGTTGCTCGCCATGCTCGGGCTCGCCAATCCCGCGCCGAAGAAGCGCCGCGGCCGGCCACCGGTCGACCACGGGCACGGCGACCGCCGCACCTATGTCAAGGGCTGCCGCTGCGACGACTGTCGCGAAGCACACCGCGTGTGGTGTGCCGAGCGGCGTGCCGTCTGGCAGCAGGACCCGTCCTCGGCCGACCGCGCAGGGCACGGCAAGCCGTCCACGTACAGGAACCACGCCTGCCGCTGCGACGCGTGCACGAAGGCGAACACGGCCGACGTCAACGCCTACCGCGCTCGCCGCCGTCGTGAGCGCGCGCTCGCCATGACGGGCGGTACCCAGTGACCGACCCGAAATGGGCACGGAACACCGAGCGGGGTCGGTACTACGCCGACCCCGCCGGGGGCCCCGACCTCATCAGCGTGACGAACGTCCTCGGCGCAGGCGTGAACAAGTCCTTCGCGCTCGTGCCGTGGGGTGCCGGCCTCGTCGCCGACCACGTCATCGCGGACCCCATCGGCACCGCCCGCCGGGCCCGGACCGAGCCGACCGCGCTGCGGCGCCAGCTCGTCGCCCTGCCGACGGGCAACTCCGACCGCGCGAAGAACCTCGGCACCCGCGTCCACAACCGGGCGCAGGCGCTCGTGCTCGGTGTGCCGTACCCGGCCGACCCCGAAGTCGAGCCGTACGCGATCCAGCTCGCGAAGTGGTTCCGGCTGTGGCGCGTCGACTTCGACCGTGACGTCGTCGCCGTCGAGTCGACCGTGCTCAACCGGCAGCGTGGCTACGCCGGCACCGGCGACCTGTGGCTGTGGCTCCCCACCGGGCCGCACGGGCGGCGGCAGCTGTGGCTCATCGACTACAAGACGTCGGCGAAGAAGCCGGCGACGACGGTCTACGACGAGCAGCCGCTGCAGCTCGCGGCGCTGCGTCACGCGCCGGTGCTGCTGCTGCCGGACGACACCGACGAGCCCGCGCCGAAGGTGACGCGCACGGCGCTGCTGAACCTGCGGACCCGCAGCCACCGGCTGATCGAGGTGCCGTCCGGACCCGAGCAGTTCCGGGCGTTCCTGGGGGCGCTGCGCACGGCCCGGTACCTGCACACCGCGCCCGCCTCTTACGACTCGATCCTGCCGCCGTGGGCGCCGGGGTCTCCCGAACGAAAGGCAGCCTGATCATGGGCTCCCGTATCAAGACGATGCAGCGGCAGGCGGCCGAGTTGGGCCGTATCCGCACCGGCTACAGCCGACCGAACCCGAAGCCCGACCGGGGCCCGATCCCCGTCAAGAGCAAAACGTTCGTACTCACTTCCCACTCGCGGGACTACGTGGCGGCGGCCGCCGATCTGTACGGCGGCACGGTTGAGCAGTGGACGCCGCAACGGTCGAGCATCGCGCAGTGGCGGGTGATCACCAAGGCGAGTGAGCTGCGGGCGATCCTCCCGGCGGGCGACCCGCTGAACCAGTCGAATGAGAAGTGGGGCGGCGGCGGCTGCGAGCGGCGCTGCGACGGCGAGACCGAGTCGATCAGCAGGCAGCCGTGCATCTGCCTGGCCCGGTACGGCGAGGACTGGCACGAGCGGAAGCCGGAGGAGGTGTGCCGGCCGACCAGTCGGGTCGGTGTGTTCCTGCCGGACCTGCCCGACCTCGGTGTGTGGCGGCTGGAGACCAAGAGCTACTACGCGGCCGACGCGATGGCGGGCGGTCTCGACACCGTGCTGCAGGCGACAGGCGGCAAGGGTCTGCTTCCGGTCCGGATGTGGATCGAGCAGCGGACCTCGGTCCGGAACGGGAAGACCAATCAGTTCCAGGTCGTGATGTTGGTGCCCTCGCTGCCGAAGCTGCGGCACGCCCTGTCGGGCCCGATCTCGACGGCGGCAGCGCTCGACCCGGCGTCGCTGGACCGCCCGGCGATCGAGGCGGCCCCGGCGGCGGTGCCGGACTACGTGGCCGAGGCGCGGCTCTGCAAGACCGTCGACGACGCCCGGCAGGTGTGGCACCGAGCGAACCGGGCGGGGCACGTCGACCCGAAGGGGACCGACGAACTGTCGCAGCAGCTCGTGCAGATCGCGGACGACATCGCGAAGGGTGTCGACACGCGCACGGGCGAGCTCGGCGACCAGGACGACGAGCAGGCCGGGTCGGACGACGACGGCGTCATCGACGCCGAGTTCGTCGAGGACGGCGACGACCAGGGCGACGACGAGCCGCCGACCGCGTTCCCGTCCGCATCGTGGCCGACCGTGGCGACGCCGGGCGGTGGCCGGTGACCGCGACCTATGACGAGGTGCTGATCTCGCTCGGCATGTCGCCGTCGACCCGGCGGTACAACGACGAGGCGCAGTGCGGTACCTACTCGGGCTACAACTCGCACCTGTACTTCGGCGAGGATCCGTGCGAGCCATGCCGTGAGGCGAACCGCCAGTACAAGCGCAAGCGGTACGCGGCGCCGAAGGACCCGGCGACGCTGCCCCCAATCGAGCACGGCACACCCAAGGGGGCGCGGCAGCACTGGTATCGCGGGGAGTCACCGTGTGACCGGTGTCGAGTTGCCTACTACGCGTGGCAGAACCCCCGAGCGCGTGCCTACTACAGCGCCCGTAAGGCGAAGGTCCGGGGCGGTGGTTGCTGATGTGGCACCGCAACAGGCTGTGCGCGTTCGACCTCGAAACGACTGGGGTCGACGTCGAGAACGACCGCATCGTCACCGCCGCGGTGATCGGCGTCGGCGGCGACGAGCGGCAGCGCACCCGCGAGTGGCTCGCCGACCCCGGCATCGAGATCCCCGAAGGCGCCGCAGAAATCCACAAGATCACCACCGAGCACGCCCGCGCCAACGGCAAGCCGGCCGCCGAGGTCGTCGACCAGGTCGCGCAGGCGCTCGCCGACGACGTCCGGCAGGGCGCGGTCATCGTCGGGCACAACGTGCCGTATGACCTGACGCTGCTCGATCGCGAGTGCAGGCGGCACGAGCTGCCGACGCTCGTCGACCGGCTCGGTGAGCAGGCCGCGTTCGTCATCGACACCCGGGTGCTCGATACGCACTGCTCGCCGTACCGCAAGCGCCCGTCGGAGACCCAGGGTGCGCGGCAGCTCATCACGCTCGCGCAGGTCTACGAACTGCCGTGGAACGAGTCCGAGGCGCACGGCTGCTCGTATGACGCGCTGATGGCCGCGCGGGTGGCGTACCGGATCGGAGTGCTCGCCCACATGCGGCGCTCCGACTGGCCCGAGTCGATCCGCTTCAGCAAGCGGCCCCGCTTCCACGAGCTGAAAGATCTCGACCTTGCGCAGCTGCACGAGCTGCAGGTGAAGCTCGCCGCCGAGCAGGCGGCCGGGCTGCAGGAGCACTTCCGCAAGACCGACCCGGCCGCCGTCGTCGACGGCTCATGGCCCATGCGCCCCATGGAGGCAGAGAGTGTCTGACATCGACGAGCTGGCGATCCGGATGATCGACCTGAACGAGCACCCGCTTGTGGTGATCTTCAACGACGACGGCTCGGCTCACGTCGCCCACCACGGCATGTGTCCGACGCTGTCGGCCGAGTGGCTGGAGCGGCTCGCCGCGGTCATGCGCGAGCAGCACCCGCCGTTCCCGTGCCACTGGATCCGCGCCGAGGAAGAGCCGGCCGACCGGCCCGTCGAGCCGACCGTCGCCCGCGACGGCAGCCTCGACGCCGCGGCGAAGGTGTGGACGGACGGCACGGGGCACCGGTGGGACCTGTCGGTGTCGTGGGACGACGTCACCGGGGTCCGCTGGCAGTGGACGGGCAGCGTCGACTCGAACGGCGCGCCGCTGATGCGGAGCACCTTCGAGGGCGGAGAGATCCAGCCGCTCGACGTGATCCGCGCGATCACGGGCCCGATCGCCCCGGCTGTGGGTGACGGGCGATGAGCGAGGCACAGACCACCGCGGCCGGGCTGACCACCCGCCCCGCCGCGGTGTCCACCGTCCCCGGCCTCATCCCGGCCGGCTCCCCGTCGCCGGTCGTCGACCTGGTCGCCAGGGCCGCCGAAGGGCTGCGCGTCATCGGGCTCGACCTGTCGCTGACGTCGACCGGCGTCGCGCTGCCCGACGGCACCACGTACCGGATCAAGACCCGCGACAAGGACGGCGACCGCCGTCTGCTGCACGTCCGCGACTGCATCCGCGACGACCTGGTCGAGCACCGCCCAGACGTCGCCGTCGTCGAGGACCTGCCCCGGCACGCCATGGGCGCCGGTACCACCGCGAAGGTTCACGGGATCGTGCTCGGCGAGCTGCTCGACGCCGGGGTGCCGTACGCATACGTCGTCCCGGCAACGCTCAAGGCGTACGCCTGCGACAACGGTCGCGCCGACAAACGGCAGATGGCGGCGGCCGCGTTCCTCGCGGCGGGTGCCGAGTTCGCCCGTGACAGCGGCGGCGACCAGTGCGACGCGTGGTGGCTGCGCGCGGCCGGCCATGACGCGTACGGGATGCCGCTGTTCTCGCTGCCGCAGGCGCAGCGGGACCGGCTGTCAAAGGTCGAGTGGCCCAACCTCACCCCCGTGCGAGTCGTGATGGGAGTCGACCAATGAAGGTCCGGGCCGAAGTCGCCGAGCTACTCAGGGCCGGACACTCCGCCCGCGCCATCGCCCGCCAACTGCACGTCGACGGCAAGTCGGTACGAGCTGCGCGTGACGTGCTGGGCGTTCCGGTAGCCAAGCCGGGCCGCAAGGCCGCCGCGACCCCCGAGGAACTGTTCTGGAGCCGCACCCACCCCACGGATGACGGGCACCTTCTGTGGACCGGCGGCACCACTGGCGGCGTCCCGATCCTGCGGCACGGCGGTAGGAGGACGACCGCTTACCGGGTCTCGTTCCGGATCCAGTACGGCCGGGAGCCCGAAGGAAGGGTGACGCCGACCTGCGGCCGGCGGCTGTGCGTGCGGCACGTCGAAGACCGGGTTATCCGGGAGCGGACGGAAGCCACGTACGCGGCGATCTTCGGGCCTGCCGCATGACCGGGGCAGTCGGCGCTGGGCCGACGATCGCACTCCCGCACCCCGGGTACGGGCTGCGGATCCGCCTCGACCACGCGAAGGCGAAGACCCTCGCGGCCGCCGACTTCGCCTGCTCGTGCGGAGCGCCGTCCGAGGACGCGTTCGGCTACGAGGACGTCGAGTCGCTCGTGATCCGAGCCGAGCGGCACATGCGCGACGACTGCCCCAACCCCGATGTACGAGCAGCGGCCGCACTGCGCAACGACCGCCGCCAAGAGCAGCAGAAGCGAAAGAGGAAGTGATCAGCATGCCGAAGCTGGACAAAGATGCCGACGTCGAGTTGAAGCTCGACAGCGCGGCCGGCGCACTGCAGGGCTCCGCGACACAGCCGCAGCGCCGCGGGCTGTTCGAGTACCCGGGCACGAGCGTGTTCGCGGTCGTCGAGCTGACGAGCAAGGCGTACACCGGGCACGCCGACGGCGAAGAGAAGCCGCCGCAGGTGAAGCTGCGGGTCACGATCGCCGAGGTCGCTCAGGACGACGAGCAGGCCGGGATGATCGCCGAGGTCATGCGGGCGATGATGCGGCGCCGCAAGATGGACGGCACGCTCGACGAGCTCGGCAGCGGGTCGCGTGACGTCGAAGCGGCGGTGTCCGAAGCGCTCGGGAACATGCCGACCGAGACCGACTACGACGCGTGGCAGGAGCGGAAGCGCGCATCGCAGCGCGGTGTGCGGGTCGAGCAGCACTGATGACCAGGGATCCGCGGGCCGGTGCCGCACGGCGGCAGAAGTGCCGCTGTGGCCGGACCGTGCTGCGGCAGCTCGTCGGCCGCCGTGCGGCGCTCGACGTCACCGCCGACGCCGAGCCGCTCACCCCGGCGGCGGCCGGCGCGCTGCGTGAGCCGAACCGGCTCGACTGGTGCACGCGCGTCACGAAGGCCGGGCTCGAGCTGATGTGGGCCGACTGCCGCCGGCGCAGCAGCCCGTGCGAGCGCGAGCACGTGATCGATCACCAGTGCACCGGCCCCGCGGCTCCCTCCCCTTCCGCCGTACAGCTCTCTCTCTGAACCTCTGGAGACACCATGCCGTTCTTCGTCGTCGACGACGGGGCGCACAGCCACCCGAAGATGTTGGCCGCTAAGAACGCCGCCGTCGGACTGTGGACGCGGATCGGCTCGTACGTTGCGCAGCACCTGACCGACGGGCACGTGCCGGGCGACATCGCCCGCATGTACGGCACCGCGCCGCAGATCCGCAAGTTGGTCGAGGTCCGGCTGTGGCACGACTCGACCCACACCTGCGGCCGCTGCCCCGCCGTGCGGCCGGGCGACTACTTCATGCACGACTATGCCGAGTCCGGCAACCCGTCCCGCGCCGAGGTGCTGGCCCGCAGGAAGCGTGAGGCGGACAAGAAGGCGAAATACCGGGCCCGGCAGAACGAGCAGATGCGGTTCGACGAGCCAGCCCCCGAGCCGCCCCGGCGCGCTCAGCAGCCGCAGCCCGGACCGATCCCGGCCGACTGGCAGCCGAGCCACGACGACGTACAGGCCGCGCAGCTCGCCCGCGACGACGACGGCCGGGCGCCCCTGACCGTCGAGGAACTCGACCGGGTGACGCGCAAGTTCGTGCGACGCATGCGCGACGAGCAGCGCACCGCCCTGTCATGGGGCGGCCGGTGGCAGCAGTGGGCCGAGAACGAACGCACCGACCCCGAACCGTCCGGCGGCGGGGTGGTCGTCCGGCCCCCGTTCGGACAGCAGCCCATGACCAAAGGACAGCAGCAGCGCGCCGGCCTCGACCGGCTGCGCGAACAGATGCGGGGAGGCACCGCGTGAATGTCGACGAAACCCTCGAACTGCTCGGGCAGATCTCGCTCATCGACGACCGGGTCGTGAAGGTCGACGAGACCGAGCAGGCTGCGCAGCTCACGCTCTGGGCTGCCGTCCTGCGGGACGTGCCGCTCGCGTTCGCCGGGCAGGCGATCGGCGAGCACTACGCCGAGTCCGCGTGGCCACTCATGCCGAAGGACATCGCGGCCCGCTGGCGGAAGGTGGCCCGCGACCGGCTCGCCCGGCACACGGGCACGTTCGAGCCGACCCGGCACCCGCGCCTCGACCCCGACGACATCCCGGGCTACCGGGCAGCGTTGCGGGCGCAGCGGCAGGCGGTGCGTACCGGCGGCGAGCAGCCGGTCGAGTGGCGGGCCCTGACTGCCGGGGACGCGGCGCCGTCCAGTGCGGGCGAGCCGACCGACGAGTACCGGCAGGCGCGTGAGTTGCTGCGCCGGCTGCGCTCGGATGCCGATGCCGAGCAGGTGGCGTCATGACGTTCACGGCGCGCACGGTGTGGGCGGTCGAGTGCAACCGGTGCGGCTGCTCGTTCGGTGACGAGGACGACGCCGAGGTGCTGCTGCTCGACACCACCGAGGGCGCCGACAGTCTGGCCGCCGAGATGTGCCGGGCCGGCTGGGTCGCGGTCGGCGGTGCCCGGCATTTCTGCCCGCCGTGCGTGGTCGTCGAGCAGGCCGCGGTCATGGACCGGCTGGCGGTCGAGGCGGCGTGCGAGCCGCTGCCGTTCGACGGCGGTGACGCCTGATGCGCCTCTACCTCGACCCGTTGACCGCCGAGCAGTTCCCCGACGGCACGTTCGGCGGTGCCCGGCCGCGCCGCAGGGACCGAAGGAAGCCGGTCCGGACCTCGGAAGCGGTGGCGGCACGGCACCGCGCCGAGCTGCTCGCCGAGCTGTACCGCCCCCGCCCCAGGAAGGACGAACGCCGATGACCGGCCCGAGCCGGCTGCCGCACGGGTGGCACGCCCGCGAACCCCGCGTACAGGTGACCAACACCGTCGAGCAGGTCGTCGACGACGACGCCCCCGACCCCGCACCCGCCCCGAACCGAGCGACCCGCCGCGCGGCCGCCCGCGCCCTCCGGAAAGGCAACCGCCGATGACCGTCGCCCTCGTCGCCGTGATCGCGTTCACGGTCGGCTACGCCGCCGCCTGCTACCGGCCCCTGCAACGGATCGACAACTGGGCCTGGGACCAGGTGCACCGCAGGAACCGCGATCTGCGGCACGGTCCAGCACGTCGCCGCCCCGGCTGGTTCGCCGCGCAGGCCGTGTTCGCCGTCGAAATCCTCGGGCTGCTCGTCATCCGCCCCCGGCAGATGGTGCAGGAATTCCGCCACCGCCACGACCCGCCGCCACCGCGCAGCCCTGCCGTCCGTATCAACCCCGTTTCAGGAGAGCCGCGATGACCGTACTGCGCACCCCCGAAAGCGCCGTCGATAACCTGCGCATGATCCTGCACGACGTGTTCGCCGGCCGCCCCGGCGCGCAGCAGCTGCTCGACGACGTCACCCGCGAACTCACCGGCCGCACCGTCGTCCACCCCGACCAGGACCTACGGCCCCGCCGATTCGTCCTGCGCCGCCGCACCGACGTATCCGGCGTCTCCGGGACCGGCGACGTCGCCGACGGCACCCTGTGGCCCGACGGAACCGCCGCTGTCCGGTGGCGCGGCGAGCACCCGTCCACCGTCGTATGGGACCGCGGACAGGCGTCAGTCGAACTCATCCACGGACACGGCGGGGCGACCGTGATCGAGTGGCTCGACGACGAGACCGGCGCCGCGATCCCCGTCCCCGCCGACGAGCAGCCGATCGCGCTGCGTCGCGCCGTCGACCGAGCCATGTTCACAGACCCGCCGTGCCCACGCTGCGGCCGCAAGACCGCCTGCCCGTGTGGCGTCTCGCGGCATGACGCCCGAGTCGACGCCGTCCTCGCCGCGGTCGTCCGGTGGCTGCCCGCGCAGCGATCGGAGGCCGGCTGATGCCGATCCGGCCCGAGAACCGGCACCGCTACCCGGCCAACTGGAAAGCCATCAGTGCCCGCATCCGTACCGTCCGGGCCGCGGGCCGCTGCGAGTGCCGGGGCGAGTGCGGGCGCGGCACGCACACCGGCCGGTGCCCCAACGTGAACGGCGGCGAGGCGTACGGCACCGGCTCGAAGGTGGTGCTCACCGTGGCGCACCTCGACCACACGCCCGAGAACTGCGACGAGCAGAACTTGCGCGCCATGTGCCAGGGCTGCCACCTGCACTACGACCGCGAGCATCACGCGCAGACCGCCGCCGCGACCCGCCGCGCGGCGATCGAGGCCGCCGGGCAGCTCGCCCTCGAACTCGGCGAGTTCACGTTCGGCCCCGACCTCGACACCTACAACGAGGAAGACCTCGACGCGCTCATCGAGGAAGCCGAAGCCGAGTTCTACGACGACGCCCCCCGGATCTACGGCGAGTACAGCCGGCCCGCCACCCGGGCCCCGGTCCGGCTCGACCGGTCCCGGGACCTGATCGACCTGCCGCCGCTCGACACCTACGTGCCGACTGCCAGAAGGGAGGCTGCGTGATGTCCGATCCGCAGGTGCTTGCACGGCTCGCCGTGCAGCTCGCCGAGACGACCGATCCCGACGCGCGTGACCGGCTGCTCGACCTGTGGCTGCACTTCGACCGCCTGGCTACTGACGTCGACGCGAGGGCGTGGGGGTTCAGGCGCCGGTGGTGCATCCGGGAGCGGCGTGAGCTGATGCGCCGGGCCCGTTTCTCGATGGGCGTCGTCCAGCTCGACGACGCTCTCGGCACTACGAAAGGAACGAACCGATGACCGACGCAAGGTTCGACCGCGAGGTCGCTGATAAGCGTGCCCGCGACGCTGTCGACGAGCTGAGCAGAATCCCGACAGGCCGAGTCGGCACCGACGTGATGCTTGCACATAGCGCGAAGGCGGCCGCCCTCGCAGGCATCGGCATCGTGCACGCGCTGCTCGAAGTGGCCGCAGCCATCCGCGAGACCGGCTCACGTCCCCAGAACCGCCCGTAGCACGACGACGGGGCGCCCCTCATCCGGCCAGATGTCCGGGGCGCCCCACGCGGTGTGATCACCCTACGCGCCACAGGAGTACACCCGCCATGAACCACACCCGCACGCCCGCCGAGAACCTGCAGCACATCCTCGACCACTGGGACCACCTGCGCGCCCTGCTCGACACCACCGGCCCCGGCCAGACGTGGCCGCCGCAGAAGCCGGGCGCCGAGTACCTGCGTGCCCTCGACGAGCAGGACGCCGCCGAAGTGTCCGCCGCACAGTCACTCGCCGAAGCGATCGCGCACGCCGTCGCCCACCCGCAGCGGCTCATCACCACCCGGCACCACACCGGGCAGCTCTACTACAAGTGCGCGTTCTGCGACCACGTTGGCGAAGGGCTCCCGCACCCGGTGCGTGAGGACCGCGACCCGGCGCAGCTCGGCGAACGGCCCGTGCCGATCCGGCTGCACGTCGCCGACGCCTGCCGCGCGATCGAGCTCGCGCTCTGCGGGCTCGCCGACTCGATCAGCGCCCGGGATGCAGTCGCCCCGTCGGATTGGCACACCGAGGATCTGACGCGCCGCGTGTACCCGGAGGATTGGCACGACCGGGAACGGACCATGCGCACCGTGCCGACCGCGGTCCGGTACCTGCTCGGCAGGCTCGGCGGGCCGTGCTGTGCGACGCACGACCGGGAGCAGGCCCGGATCGCCGCCTACGCCCGCGAGGCCGCGGCCAGGCTCGACCGGGTCCTCGGCACCGGCCGCACGGCGGCGGTCATGCCCGGCCGGCCGTGCCCGTGGTGCGGCGGCGAGCTCGTGCTGCACACCGAGGCCGGGACAGTCATGAGCGTGACCTGCTCGACCGGGCTCATCGACTGCAACGCCCCGGTTCCGTTCGACGTGGACCGGCGGGGGCGCGTGTGGTCGACGCCCGAGCAGCTCGCCGCGCTGCAGAAGGCGCTCGACGCGGCCGAGCGGAAGCGGGCCGAGGCGGAGCAAAGGGCGAAGCGAGCCGAAGCCCGGCGGCAGCAGCGGAAGGCGGCGAAGGAGCGAGCCGCAGCATAGGATCCGGGCACACGACAACGCCCCCGCCGATCTCCCTTCGGCGGGGGCGTCGTCATGCCGGCCTGCTACTGCTCGGGCTGTTCGAGGTCGGTACGCCGGCCGGGCCGCAGCGGGTGCGCCTCGAAGTAGGCGGCGACCTCGCGGCGCCGGTACCGCGGCCGCGTACTGCCCGGCGTACCGACCGGCTGGGGGAACCCGCTCTCAGGGTTCGCGCGCAGCGCGTGCAGTGTCTGCCGACTGACGCCGTGCTCGGCGCAGATCTCGGCGATCGTCATGGGGTGATCACCGCTCTCGGGTGGGGTCGGCTCGTCCGGCACGGGCTCATCCTCTCCGAACCTCTTGACAATGTAAAGAGGTCTCCGTACGTTCGTAATCGCAGAAAGCCCCGTCCAGTGGTGACACACCGAACGGGGCCGCAACACGACCGGGCCCGGTGGTGACACACCGGGCCCGGCCAGACCCCGCAGGCGGTGACACACCTCGCGGGACGCCCGACACCCTGCTGTGAACAGGAGCGTCAGACAGTGCTGAATCGTATCCGGGGCGCCGTGCTCGCCCCCACCCCTCCGCAGGCCTTACGGCCGGCCACTCCGCAGCCCACGTACGCCGCGCAGATCCTCATCGCCGCTGCCGCTCTGCTCGACCAGGAGCGGCCCGCCGCGATCCTGACCGATCCGAAGTGGCGCGGCACCTACGCGCACGCCGTCGCCGCGGTCGTCTCCAACCTGCCGACCCCGGTCGCCGACAACGCGGCCGCGATCGCCTGGCAGGCCCTCCCCAACGGGGCGGCCGGCAACACGTACGGCGAGCAGGCCGGGATCATCCGCGCGATGGCGAGGTCGATCTGATGAAGATCTTCAAACCGAAGTACGAGCAGGCGCCCGCCCCGGACCGCACCCCCCGGCCGCACCGGTTCATCGACGCACCCGCAACCCCGATGGGCTGCGCCCTCGACTACAACGCCGGCGAGGACGTACGCGCCACGATGGCCAAGCAGGAAGCGAGGGGCCGCCGGTGAAGCACCTCGACAACTCCGACGTCATCGCCGCCGCCTTCGCGCACCCTCTGATCGCCACGATCGACCCGGACGCCCGATACGCCGGCGAGTACCTCGACGGCGGCACGTGGGTGCCGATGTTCGACGGCACGACGATCTGCGGCGGTCACGTGCAGATCGAGATCGCCGGGGCCGCCCTCCACGGCGGGACCGCCACGGCCGACGGCACGACGGTCAGCATCCGCCCGACCGACGGCGTCGCCCCCACCCGCTGGACACCCGCCACCTGATAACCCCCCTTACCGGCCGGGCCCGTGAACCCCACCGCGGGCCCGGCCCCTTTCTCCGCTCCGGAGGAGCACGTGCCCACTGACCAGCTCACCCGGTGGGCGGTCGACCACCCGTGGCCGACCGTCGGCGTCACCGCTGCCGCACTCATCACTACCGCTGCCGCACTCTGGCTCGCGATCCGCACGATCCGCAGGTGGGACCGCCCACCGACGCCGGTCATCGTCGCCGCCGCCGGAGCGGTCGTGTGCACCGCCTACTCCGGCGACACCTCGTGGCGCTTCGCCGGCGACCGGCTCGGCATGCACGACACCACGGAGCGGGCCGTGATGTTCGCGGCCGGGGAACTCGCCCTGCTCGCCTGCGCTGTCATGGCCCGCGCCAACAAGGCTGCCACCGCCACGCAGACCGAAGCCGGTTCGCCCGGCGTTCCCGGCGTACTCGTATGGGTCATCACCGGTGTGCAGGTCATCCCGTGCTACGCCACATCTGGACTCGTCGGCGGCACCGTCCGAGCGATCATCGGCCCCGTCATGGCCGGCCTGCTCTGGCACCTGGCCATGGGACTCGAAATCCGCGTCGTACGACCCGAAGCGCTGTCGACGGGACTCCCCGCCATGCTCGGGCGCGAGATCCGGGAACGGCTACTGTCCTACCTCGGACTCGCGACCCGGGACCGAACCGCGGAGCAAATCAGCCGCGACCGAGCGACGGCTCGCGCCGTCCGCCTCGCCGCGCGTCCCAGGCTGCACGGATGGGGACGGCGACGGCTCGCGGCCGCGGTCGCTCGGGCATGCGTCGGCACGAACGGCGAGCAGCGGCACCAGCTTCTGCAGGCTCTCGCAGCTCGCCGCACCGCAGGCGAGCTGACGACCGTCCCCTTGCGTTCTCCCTGGACGAGCGAAGAAGTGTCCACCGAGCCGCACCCGAGTACGGCACTCGGGGTCGCTGGCGCGCACCTTCGGCGTATGGACCCGATCGACGCAATCGAGCGGGTGCGTGTGGCGCACCCCGCGGCGACGCCTGCTGAACTGGCTGCCCTCTGCACCGAGTACGGCGTACCGGTGTCAGAGACACAGGTCCGCATCGCCATCCGGGCCGGGAACCCGCCGCGCCTGGACTCGCCGCACGCTCCGATGGCAGAGCAGGCCCTAGACGAGCCCGCACCCGAACCCGACGAGCAGCCGGTGCTCAGCTTCGACGCGGCGGCCGCCAAGGCGCTCGCACTCGCACCCGCTACCGCACCCGCCGAGTTCGTGCTCGACCTCGCACCCATGCACCCGCCGATCCCTGAACTCACCGCACCCGTGGGCGCACTCGCCGCGTCACGGGCCCGGGTCGAGGTCCACGCCCGCATCCCGGACCCGGAACCCGAGTGCGCTGAACCCGGACCCGAACCTGAGTCGAACCCGGGCCCCGCACCTGACGAACCCGCACCCGCACCCGAGTTCGACGAACTCGTACGCCGCGGACGCGAACTCGCCAAGACCGGCCGGCTCACGCTCAAGCGGGCAAAGCGCGAGCTGCGCATCGGTCAGCCGAAGGCACAAGACGTGATCGCCATCGTCTACGGACGGACGAAGCCGTGATGCACGCCGCGTTCACCGTCCTCGCCTGCCTGTCGATGCTCGGCTCGTACGCCGGACTCACCCGCCTCGCACCCGAACCCGCCCGCCTTGCACCCGCCGTCGCACTCGGGTTCATCGCCGGGTGCGCACTCGCCCTCGCACTCGTCTAGGACCCCGTCATGCCTGAACCCGTGACCCCGACCCGGATCATCCCGCCCGGCGCGCCCCTGCCCGCGCGGCCGCCCGGACCCGACGACATCCCGCCGTGGTGGGACCGGCCGCACCCGAGTGCGCACCCGAACCCGGACCCGAACCCGCCGCGCACCCGAACCGGCCCGCCCGCACCCCCGGCGCACCCGAACCCCGAACCCGCACCCGAACCCGCGCACCCCGGCGTGATTGAAGTCCGGGTCACCTTCGAACCCGAACCCGTCGAACCCGAACCCGAACCCACCCTGTGGGACCGCATCCGCAACATCGCACCCGTCTGGAAGATCCTCGCCGCACTCGCCGCCGCCGTAATCCCGATCCCCGGCGTCGGATACAGCATCGGCTCGATCTGGGCCTACTGCGTGGGCGAGGCCCGGACCGACTTCGGCGTCGCGTACGGCTACGGGCTCGCCCTGGTCCCGCTGCTGCTCGCCGGCCGGGCGTTCCTCCGCAGCCGGGCCCTGCGCTGGCTGGTCGCCCTCGTCGTCGCCCTCATCGGGTGCACCGGCGCAATCCACTGGTTCGACGCCGTCACCGCCCTGACAGGAGTACACCCCCGATGACCACCGGACTTTCCCTCACCGGACTCGCCCTCGCCCTCGTGATCGCCTACGCCAACTTCCGCCGCTGGTGGAAAGGCACCCGCGACATCAAGGACCTCGCCCACTTCGGGCAGGGCTTCACGCTCGGCGCACTCGCGACCGCCTGCGCCGGCGGCGTCCTCGGATGGCTCGCCAGTTGCGCACCCGGCGTCGCCAACTCCGCAGGCCAGAAGGGCGTATCAGGCATCACGGGTTCGAGTTCGAGTTCGCCCCTCGCCCGCGGGTCGATCGGGTCACTGACGGAGGAAGGGGCCGTGATCGTCGCGCTGTTCACGGTCGCCGTCATCCTGTCGTGGAAGGCGGCGAAGAAGGACGAGAAGAAGCGGCTCGGCGGCGGGCTGTTCTGCGGTGCGACGCTGTGCATCACTGCCGGAATCGCCGGCCTGCTGACGTGGCTGCCGGACCTGGTGAACACCTTCGGCATGCAGGTCCGGGTCATGGCCCAGGCGCAGGGGTGGCTGTGAAGCGCCGCTTCCTCGCCCGTGCCGCCGAGCGGATCGCCGACGGCTCCACAACCGTCTACCGGCGCCGCGCTGACGCCCTGGCCGCATGGGTCGCCGCCGGCCGCCGCGACGACCTCACCGGCTGGCGCGCCGCGCTCGGGCCGCTGCTGCGCCTGGCCGTGCTCGCCGCCGCGGCGTACATCGTGTGGGCGATCCTCGCCCGCGCGACATGGCTGATGTGGCTGCTCACCGCCCTGTGGCTCCGCGCCGCGTGGAAGGCCGGCCGCCGCCGCGCCGAGCAGCCCGAGGACGCCCCGGAAGAGGACGAGCCCGCACCACCTGATGACGTCTACGAGGCCACCCTCGAATGGATCCGCGACCAGGTCGCCGACCGCAACGGGGTGCACCTCTCCGAGCTGCTCACCCACGCCCACGCCCACGGCCTCTTCACCGACCTCGACGTGCCCGGCTTCCGAGCCGCCCTGGAGAGGTGGGGATTCCCCGTCCGTCAGCAGCTCAAAGTTGCCGGACGGAACCGGCCCGGTATCCACCGCGATGATCTTCCGCAGGACCAGCCGGCCGGAGTCCCTCCCCTGGATCGCGGCGACGCGACTACCGCCGCGTAATACCGCCTTCTACCTGCGCAGATACCGGACCAACTACCTGACCTACCGGCGTATCTACCGCCGGTCTACTCACCACGGAAGGACCCCATGAGCGACGTTGAACGCCGCATGACCGAAGCCGCGCACGCTGAGAAACAGGGCCAGTACCGCGAGGCGGCCAGCCTGTACGCCCGTCTCGGTAGGGACGTGCAGAAGGAGTTCGGGCGCTTCGACCCCCGAGCGCTCGATGCGTTCGAGGGGCAAGCCCGCGCAATCCGCAAGGGCTGCACGCCCACCGACAACTGACCCCGGGGCGGCCCTCGCTGCCAGGCATCCGGCCGCCCCGGTTCACCCATCCCGAACACGAGACAGGAACCCCGATCATGGCACTCAGGAAGACCATGCCCGCCCGCGACCCGCAGTCCGCGACCCCCGACAACCCGCACTCCCGCGAGTACGCCGCCTCCCGCGGCGGCTACGCCCAGGCCGGCCCGAAGCCCGTCCCCGGCACCCCGAAGGAGAAGTGACATGAGCGCACACCTGGACGGCTGCGGAGCCGACGAGGACCCGGACGGCGGGACCATGTGCGTCTGTGCCAGCATCGCCGCTGAGCCGAAACCGGACCCGCGCGAAGACGAGGAGTGCACCCCCGAGCTGATCGACGGCCACGTCATCGGATGCGGCGTGTGCGAAGCGTGCCGCTGACCACTGTCACACCCCCGCAGTAGCCTGTTCGCATCCCATCCGCGCTACTGGCTGCAGCGCGCTACCGGAACCGAATCCCCGCCGCACGTCCCCCGTCGGCGGGGATTCGCCGTTGCCGGGCACCCGTCCGGCCGTGAGTTTGGTCCCACTTCCAGACCGCCGAGACACCCGAGCAGCCGCATTCCGACCCCGCCCGCACCCGGCCGGCGGGGTCGTTTCATGCCCGCGATCGCCCGGCGTTCGTCGCGCTTTCGCACGCGAATCGCGAGGCAAACAAACCGCAAACAAAACGCTTTCGACGCCGATTGCATCATGCATCAAACGGCGAACGAAAACCGTTCCCGCAGGTCAACGCGTTCTGTCCCCGGTGGACTCCCCGGTCTCTCGCGCGCGCGCGTTCCACTCCACTCCAATCCACTACAGGTGGGTACAGGTAGAGAGAGACCTGCGGGAGGTTCGCGCGCGACGCCCGAGCGCGCTCTCTCTCCCACCACCCCACGGGAGTTGACTTCGAGCGATCACGTGTCGCATTCTTGGCGGCAGTTCCGCATGCCCAAACGCAGAACCGGCCCCCACAGCCGGCCGACCGCCCCCCACCCGAAACCCGAGGGGGCCCGCATGTTCGGACCGAAGAAGACCGACGCCGAGAAGGCAGCAGCCCGCCGTCAGCGTCAGATCACCGCCGCCGCCGCATCAGCCGGCCTCACGGTCATGGGTGGCAGGTTCCGGGCCCCAAATCAGGACCCGATCCCCGTCGAGGGCTCGCGCATCACCATCGAGCGCGGCGAAGACGCCGGGAAGCGCGTCACCGCCACCCGCGTACTCCTCACCGGGATCTTCGCCCTCGCGCTGAAGAAGGACATGACGCAGCTGTTCATCACCATCGAGAACGGCGACCAGGTGATGATGTGCCCCGTCCCGGCGAGGAAGGAAGCCGCGGCCCGCGTGTTCGCCACCGTCGTCAACGGGGAAGCGCCCACCGTCGAGTAACCCCGGGAGGACCCGTGCGGCTGCGCATCACCGACGGAACCCGAGAGATCGAACTCGACTCCCGCCGCGCCACCCTCCCCGAACTCGAAGCGACCGCCCTGCGGTTGCTCACCGCCCTCCCCCCACGGGACACCCC